ATGCCTAAAAGGAAACAAAGTTCGAGTGTTTTGAGCATCGTAGCTTATACTCCGCCTCAATTATATGTCGGTGTGGAATGGTATATCGGATTTATGGCCTTCGATCCAGCAAAGGGAAAGATGCGCCGAAAAAAAATCAAGCTTAATCATATTTCGAAAATAGGAGAGAGGAGGATCTATGCAAAAGATTTGATCAATCGTCTTTCGGAACAACTTCGAAGAGGTTGGAACCCATGGATTGAGCGGGAATCAGCATTATCTTATGTATTTATTGATGATGCCATAGAACATTTCTTTCGGATACAGAAAAAATATTTGGATGATGACATTATCCGAGAAGCTACTTATGTGGAATATCAATCAAAGATCAGGAATCTAAAGAAATACAATGAGTCGTTGAAACAGTCGGCTACGTATATTTACCAGATTGATCAGCGCTTTTTGCAAGAGTTTTTGGATCATATATACATTGATCGCGGCAATACGGCCAAAACTCATGATAACTACATAAGGATTTTGAGTGTATTTTGTAAATTCCTAGTACGCTCTGGATATCACAAAACGAATATGGCCGAGGGTTTGCAAGTTTTAGGAAAGCGGCATTATCAAAAAAACAGGACAGTCTTGTCTATAAAAGATCTTGAGCGCTTACGGAACTACTTGATGGGGAATAATAAACATTTCTTGCTAGCCTGTTACATTGAATATTATTGCCTTATTCGCCCTAAAGAGATGTCAATGCTGAAAATAAGGGATATATCGTTTAAGAATCAAACGATTTTAGTTAGTGGTGATATATCGAAGAACCGAAAAGATGCGGTGGTTACATTGAATAAAAAGGTTATTCAATTGATGATAGATTTGAAAATCTACCAATATCCGATGAATTATTATCTTTTCTCAGATTCTTTCAAACCAGGAGAGAGTGGAAGAACCGAGAAACAGTTTAGGGATTATTGGTTATCTCATGTTATGAGAGATTTAAAGTTCCCGAAGGATTATAAGTTCTATTCCCTAAAAGATTCTGGAGTTACAATGATGCTTCGCCAAAATGTGGATGCTCTGTCTGTACGTGATCAAGCTAGGCATTCCTCAATATCAATAACGGATATATATACGCCACATGATTTGAAGGAGGCGAATCCTTTGTTGACGGATTTTGATACGGGATTTTAATGAAAATATGATCTGGTCGTTGTTAATAGATTACATTCCTAATAATCTCATCATCATCTCCACTTTCCTCTCCAAGGCACGATAATCGGCCAGTGTCACCCTTGGGGGTTCCGGGGGAAGATCGTCGGGAGGTTCGGGGGAGGCATCGGCGGCTATCATTGGCCTCACCGCTTCCTCCATGTCGGTATCCTCGTCAAGCAATACGGTCTCGGCGGCTACCGGATCGTCGATCTCCTCATAGTGCCCGGGGAGTTCTTCCAAGGGGGTATCCAGCCTCTCGCCGCCTAGGTGATAGGTCTTGCCCAGATAGATTTCCGGTCCGGCTATCCATCCGTCACTGATACGGCGGAAGACCTTGCCGTCCTCCGCTATCAGATGCTTGTTGCTCGATTCGTCTGTTCTCATGACTCCGTTTTTTCTGATATGGGTTTGATACGACTTGCGTAAGCGGACCAGTTCGTGGCCGTCTTATAGGTATCCACGGCATCGTCCGGCACGTAGATCGGACAGTTGTTGCCGTTCGTCAAGGCTCCGCTGGAGAGGGTGAAAGGAGGAGTGGATAAAACGCTGACGAAAGCTAGATTGTAGCAGCCAGACAGCAAGGATGAATTGCTGGTAAGCTTCACCCACGATGCCAGCGGAGTCAAGTCCACGGAGGTTAGCTTGGTGCAGCTAGACAGCAAGTAGTTGCAATTCGTAACATTCACCCACGATGCCAATGGAGTCAAGTCCACGGAGGTTAGGCTGGTGCAGTTATACAGCAAGTAGTCGCAACTCGTAGCATTCACCCACGATGCCAGCGGGGTCAAGTCCACGGAGGTTAGCTTGGTGCAGATAGACAGCAAGTAGTTGCAATTCGTAACATTCACCCACGATGCCAGCGGAGTCAAGTCCACGGAGGTTAGGCTGGTGCAGCCATACAGCAAGTAGTCGCAACTCGTAACATTCACCCACGATGCCAGCGGAGTCAAGTCCACGGAGGTTAGGCTGGTGCAGTTATACAGCAAGGAGTTGCAACTCGTAACATTCACCCACGATGCTAGCGGGGTCAAGTCCACGGAGGTTAGGCTGGAGCAGCCATACAGCAAGCTTGAAGCATCAGTTCTATCCGTATCATTCTTAAACACATCCTTTCCGAAGTAAATTAACTTAGAGCATCCACTGAAAGTAATATTAGAAATCTTACTGTCCCCAATGCTCCAATAGGCTATCAAGTTAGAACTAGAGCCCCTACAAGACGTGATGTCCCTGCAATCCCTTACCTCCATCTGGTGAAACCCGCTATTCCCATAGGTGTGGCTATAGGACTTGTATCCCGTACCGGAAGCATTTTCTGTCGTATCGTCACCCCAATCAATAACGTAATTAGCGGTAGGAGAAGAGACACTAATGGAGCAAGACGTTCCTGTAAACATCATCTGGATGTTTCCATTCTCTTCCGGCTTTATTCTCTCAGGGTTTAAGTTCATTTGAACATTGACAGTCATAGCGGATGTGCCTACTGTCACCTGTCCTTTATACTCGTAATAATCTGGATCTGTAACCGAATAATCCAAGGTACCTTTGGACAAAAGCAACGTACACTCTCCGTAACGGTTCGTGGTGCCACTCTTCCCTCCGCAAACAACCGTAGCCCCCTCTATATACAGAGAGGTATCCAATTTATCCACCACTACGAATTTTACGCTAACAGCCGCATAGACCTCCACCGTATTGGTGGTATCATTGGTTATCGCCGAAAAAGAGAATGTATTCGGAGAATATCCCGTAGCTTCCACAGTCCCGGAAACAGCCTCCCCACCCCGGATGTAGACATATCCGTTAGTGTCCGTTACATATCGCTTATCGCCGATGATGACGGAAGCGCCGGAAGGATAGACGCTTTGCCCGTATACCTTTACCCGGATCGTGCGCAGCGGGATATAGGTAATGGTATAGGTTTGCGTACGGGTACCGGCAACCAGATAGGAATCCGACAGGTCTTGGTGGTTATCACATTTGAAGTTGAAGTCGATCACGTTATCATCGTCCGCCGTGACCTTGTAGGTGTACTCATTTACTTTCTCGAAGTCAAAGTCACATTCAAACGTAGCATTAGTGATCGATTTTGCTTGGGAGGAACGGAACACGAAGGTCGTAATCGTGGGAGGTAAAAGATTAGTGTAAGTGATAACCAACTCCGGGAAGGCATCCCGGCATTTCGCTAGCTTATCCTCCGTTGCGGTAATGACATGCAGTTTGCCGGTAACTACGGCCTTAGTCAGATTGTTCCCGTTCTCATCGATACCACCCACCTTGATCAATTTATACACATCATTCAAGTTGTTCGCATTGGCATTGATGTTGATTAGGCGCACACGGTTCAGCACGGGATTCTTCATACCTAAGCAGCGCTCCACAAGGTAAAGAACGTTTATCCCCGTATCCTCGCAAACGATCGTAGTCAGTTTCGTAACCCCGGCTATATCGAAATAAGCGTCCGTAAGCTTGGATTGATTACGGAGGGTTAAGCCCGTGAGGGTAGCCGGGAGATACAACTTGGACAGGATACCGGCTGCCGGCAATACCACGGAGGTGATGGAAGTGCCTTGGGCATAGACCTCCTCCATGTTCTCGCATCCGGAGATATCCACCGCCTGCCTCAAATTTGGGCAGTTACGGATGTCCAGCTTGCGGAGCATGTTGTTCGTGCCGATCGAGAGCACGGTAAGGTTCGTGTTCTGATAGCCCGACATGCCGCTACCGATCAACAACTCTGAGAGGCGAGTAGCCTTGGATACGTCGATCGTACCGGCGTACAACCCCGACATATCCCCCAGTGACTTTACCCGGCTCGCCCCATAGATGATCGTCTCGGTGTCATTGAACACGATGTCGGGGGCCTCGATCAATACCGGCACGTCCTTGTAGGTACGTTGCCCCACCATGTAGGAACCGTACTTTACACGGGTATACTGATCGGCGTACGGGATGATCGTCATGTTGGCCGACGGGGACACGCCCGTCCATTCCCGGGGCGTATAGAGACGCAAGGTCGCGAAATCCGAGAGGAAACTGCCAGCCGTATACTTACTGTCTATATAAAGGAAGCGGTTATACGTCCACCACTTACGGTTCTCGATACGGGAGCCTTGGGCGGCGTACAGGTAAGAGCCGTTGCCCTCCTCTATCAGCGGGTCGATATACTTGAAACGACCGTCGGCGTTGTAGATCGCCTCGCACCATTTGTCCGATTGCTCGCCGTTCAGCACGGACATGATCAAGTCGTACGAGAGCAATCCGCGGGTACGGATATCCTTGTACATCGCCTCGATCTCGGATGGGAAACATTTCTCTAGGTTGTTCCACAACACGCTACTCTCACCGTTCCAGACGTTTAGCGTGCCTATCTTGTCGTGATACTCTATATTGTATCCGAAAGCGATCAATCCCTCGTTGTTCAGGCCGAAACAGGTATCGTTGTCGTAAAAGATGAAGATCCATTTCCCCTCCTCATGGAAATAGGTAAGGAACATGTTCTTCGCCCGCTGGTCCACCATACCGAACAACTCGGTGATAAGGTAGTAGGCGATCAGGTTATCGAGGTTGAAATGATTTCGAACCTCGTTCTTGAATTTCTCCAAGTTATCCTTGGTAGATACGACCCATGAGGTAACGGCCATGAGCTTCTCCGGCTTGCGGGTGCCCGCCTCGTACTCGGCGTTGATAGCGTCATCGTCCGGATAGCGGGACTCGAAGTCGTTCATCCAGTCCGTCCCGGAGAAATCGGCGGACTTGAAGAGGCAACGATCGGAGGTATTGTTCGAGAACTCCCAGCTCTCGTCACCCTCGGAGAAACCGAAGGTGTCGGCGGTGGACTTATCGTTATTGAAATTATATTTACCCACGAACTCCAGCGTATCACTTGCCGTCTCACGGTGGAAGATGGCTATCGGATAGCCGTCTACCGTGGTGCGGACCTCCTTGTTCGTCTTTTGGGGCGGGGTGGTAAGCCCCATTTCTATCAATAGGGAATTGATGACCTTGGCCATACCCGTGTTGTGCGTACCGGAAGACTCGGCGAAATCAGCCTTGACACAGAAGGCGTTTACGGGAATGCTATTCGCCCGTAGCGCGTATGTCGGCGATGTCCTTCCGCTCTCCGTGTAGGTAATGTCTGCCTTGAACTTGAACTTCCAGTTCTTCCTCGGATAATATTGGGAGGAGGTACCTTGCACGTCATTCTGGACGTTCTCGCAAGAGAAAGAGCGCCCGGGTTCTTGCAAGTCCGTAAAATAGACCTTGTTTGTTTTCTTATCGCCTTTATAAGTAGGCAACGGCCCCTCGAAGATCAAGCAAGGCAATCGCTCCAACACCTTTTGATAGGTGATATCCCCATAATCATTATATACTTGGTTCCGGTTGTAGATAGCCAGCGCCTTGTCGTAATCGTCCAGATCGCCTATGAAGTTATCGAGCATCTGGTATTGGTTCAAGTCGTTATCGTAGACACGGATGTTATACAGGTCGATCGTACAGCCCTCGCTACCGATCATGATATCCTGCGGAACCTTCTGCTGGAAATTATCCTCCGACGGATATTGCGCCGCCCCGGACATGATGCCGTTGATATAGATGTATATCAAACGGTTTAGCGTGCGTTTCTCAACCACGAGGGAGATGCGAACCCTCTCCTCCTCCTTGAACCGGGTGTCGATCGTGGTCTGCTCAGATGAGAACACCGCTTTCTGGGAAGATATCTGAAGGCCGATCCCCCCGTTCACACACTCGATAGCGATAGCCTCGTAATCGGTCACGTCACGGGTGTAGAACTCGAACTCGATGGTCTTACCCGTGGCCCGGAAGTCATCCTTGAATATCTTCAGCGGGATACGCACACGAGCGTCACCCGAGACACGGAGGGAGGTGCTATCCCGTTCCGAGATCCAGCCGTTCGTCTTGAAGTTGAAGCCGGTCAGATCCGCGGATATATCCCCGTATTTCCACTCGTTACGGTTATTGTCGTTGTTGCTCCGGTTCTGAGAGGTCAGCCAGAGTTGCAGGTTCGCCTTCTCCGGCTCCACGATAACCTCGGCGGGGGATACGGTGAGCGTAAAGGTCCGGGAGGCCGACCCGCTGGATATCTTTAGGGAGAGATCTCCCGACTGGGGAATACGGTAATTCCACTCGTGCAAGGTGCGGTCTACGCTCTGCGTGGATACCGTGGCGTTGTTGGCCGATAACATAACCTCCGATAGCGAGGAGTCCGGCGTATAGACCACGAAGGGGATCGTGAGCCGGTCGTATTGCCGCGCGACGGTCTGGGCGAAAGAAGAGGCCACGATAGGCGTGTTATCCCCCTCCACGATACAGATAAGGTCGTTGGTAAGCGTGTTGCTCCGGATCAGCTCCTCGTTGATAAGGGCCGTCATGTAGACTTGAAGCAAGTGCGCCCCGTGCGTCTGCCTAGGGATCACGTAGGTCAATTGCCGGTTCGAGGCGCTGGTCTCCACCGTTCCCAACTCCTTCCCGTCCAGTACAAAATGCACCGTCTTGTTGATGGCCCCCACGGGCGTATAGCGATACACGATCTCCCCAGAATAGACGAGCGCCGGGTCTATGGAGGAGGATATGGACATGGATATCACCTCAATCGTATAGGATAGGGAACGTGACGATCCCGTGCTATCCTTCACGGTTACCCTTACCGTGTTGGAGCCGGTGATCAAGTGTTCCGTCGGATCGAAATAATTATTGCCCTGCGAGATGGATACCATGCCTACCTTCTGGCTGTTCACGGTGTAAGTGGCCGTTCCCGGCCCGGTCTCGGAACCGTCATCCTGATAGACGCTCGTGAAATTGTATCCCACGGTGACGGCGGCCCCCTCTACCGTGGTGATGAGCGTATCGGTGACGCTCACGAGTTTCATGGTCACACCGCCACCACCACCTCCACCTCCGATCTCGGAGAGGTTCTTCACCGTCCAGAGCGAGCTACCGGCCTCTTGCACCAGCACACGGGACTCGTCCGGATCTTGGTCTACGATATCATCCACGTTGGTAAGCTCGCCCAGCGAGCTAGCCCCGCCGCCGCCCCCGCTTCCGGAGCCTACCGGGATAGCGTCCGATACGACAACGCCCCCGGAGGTAAGATACAGATTACCGTCTTTCGAGTAGCCGTTATCCACCTTCTTTTCCAGCAATTTCTTGATCGCCTCCAGCTCCTTGGCATAATCCCCGTCCAATTTACCGAGCAAGTCTTTCAGCCGGACCTTCACGTAAGAGACGTTAAGACCTTTCTCCTCCAAGGCCGGCAAAGAGTTTACGAAATCCATGCTCTCCGCTACACGGAGATCCTCTACGCTAAGGGAACCCGCCTCTATAGCGTTCTTTACGATCGGGGTTAAAGTCTCGACCAGTTCTTTAATTTCTTCGAGAGTATATGCCATGGGATCAAGATTGCTTATAGGGTTACCGTCTCGTTAAATATCCTGTCGAAAGCGTTTTGCACCTTCGTATACGCGCTTATCCATTCCTCTCCGGTAAGGCTGTCCGGGGATTCTTGAAAGAAAGAGAGCCTTTTCCCCCGGTCTACGGAAGCATAGCCGATACGGGTACCGGCATCGTATATGTAGGCATCTATATGTTGGAATGGCTCGCTTTCCTTACGGGATGCCTCTATCTTTACGAAACCCGTGGAAGAAAGGGCTTCCGTCAAGGACTTATTGATTGTCGTTGTTTCCATCTTTTTTCGTTTTAGGGGTTAGTAACTCGTTCATGGCATTTTTCAAGGGGGCGATAAAGGATGATCCCATGATGATATCCTTGACGGACTCAGCCATAGGTCTCGGAACATCGATAGCTTCCTTGCTGTAGTATATCTTCTTTCCGAAATCAGAGACAGCGATATCCGCCGTACGTCCATAGACCAAGTTTCCTACCTCTTTCGTCAAGTCAATAACTACGGGATCGCCTTCTACCGTAGCGTTAATACTTACTTTACTGAAATCTACTTTCATATTCGCTTATATTTAAATTGTTAATATTGTTATTGCCGAAAGTTAAATAAATACCATCGTTTGTTATTATACATAAATGTGGCGCAATCTCCTTTCCCCATTTCTAATGAATCCACATTATTGCCGTTATTGTCAACTATGATGGTCTGATCCCCAGAGTGGCTTTCCACCTTGATCGATATGGCATTACTGGCATGAGCGACTACGATTACGTTAATGAATATAGCACTGTTAAAATTGACATTGCTCCAAGATTCCCCATTATCGTAATAAACAGTACCTACTTTTTCAGCTATAGTACCCTCGCAAGGAAGGTATACATTTCTATACCCAGATGGACTGAACAAGAAAGTGTCCATATAACCTATATTATCCACAATGCAATCACTGACATCATAGACGTGCCTTATATACCTTGCCATCGATACAGTCCCGTTTATCTTCAATCCTCCTTGGCAAAAAATAGCGTAATTTTTACTTGCCCCATGAGCCTTAATTCTTGCCGCAATCTTCGATCCGGTCTTTGACTCGCTATCCTCCAGACGTAACAAGGATCTATTCTCTCCGGATACGGCGGGTAACACATTCAATCCGATCCCGGCCCAAACATTAGTTGCGGAGAATCCCAAGAATCCATCAGTACCCGTTGAATAAAGAAAGAATTTGTTATTTTTAAGACCCGTCGCATACGACTCGCTGAACAATCCATTCGCTTCCAGACGAAACCCTCCAATACTCGCTGCATTCGCAATTATCTCGTCAGCATTTATCAAGTCCGCTTGAATATACCCTCCCGCTATAAGCGTCTGTCCGTTTATTATCACGCTCGCCAATTTGTTCGCTCCCACACTGGCGCTACCTGTAAGTTTCCCTGTTAATTCCGCTTGAAGGGCTTTGGCCAGGTCTTCTTTTGTGATAGACCCACTTTTCGTATAACCTAAAAGAGTGTTGTTTAAGGTAGTCAGATTGACCTTGTTCGATATTTCTTGACTTAATGCCCAAGACAGATCATCGGAAGAGACACCATCTTTCCACGCCATCGATCCTAGATCACCTGAGCTAACCTTGTTCTTGATCGTATTCTGGGTGCTTAGGTCAAACATGGAAAATGTCACGAAACCGTTCAAATTGAGTCGGCTAGCGTTTATCTTGATCGTCTCCGCCGTCTGGTTGATGCTCGATATAATACTATCCTTAGATACCTTCAGATTAATATTGTCAGCGTTCACCTTGATAGCCGCCTCCATCTCGGTTTTTAGCCCGGATACGTCGGTCTTCTTGGCGTACAGCGTCAAGCTCTCATCCACACCGTCCAGCTTTAAGCCTAGGCTTGTCACTGTCTGGTTTATGCTGTCAGTCTTCGTCACGTACAAGGATAACGTGCTGGTCGTATTATCCAATTCTACCCCCATGTCCGTCACCGTCCCGCTCAACGTGTCGATCTTCAGGGCGTACATGCCTATCTTCTCGTCCGTCTGCAAGAACTTGGTGGACATTTCCAACCGCAAGTCCTCCACGGGATGCGTGGACATCTGGACGTTGTAGATATATATTTCCCCCGTATAATTCAAGATGAAATCACCTGTTCCGTTCCATTTGCCGGAAAATTCCTCTTGAACGAAGGTATCCGTAATCGCCAACGGTTTGCTTACGTAAAGCCCCTGTCCGGAGAATCCGGATGTTAACGTACCGGCGGTCTTTACCATGTACATGAACGATACGTAATAGCTAGGCCATACCTTCGTCCCGTCGGGCATCTCCAGTTGGCCGTCCGGTTTGTTCTTCAGGTAGGAGTTTAATTGCTTTACTCCCGAGTTCTTGATATAAAGGGCCTTGCGGCTGGATACCTCCACGATTCCTGTAACCTTATCCTTCTCAGCGTAGAAGGAATCGTTCACGGCCATGAAACGCTCCTTCACCGTGAATAGCGACACGTCGTTACCGAGTACCCATCCTACCGTATCAGCGGAGAAAGAGGCGTTCGTGAGGCAATTATCCTTCTCCGATAGCTCGTAGCGCACGGAAGACATCTCGCTGGATAGCCTTCCTTCCACGATTTCGAACTTGGTCTTCACGTTCTCCCCCGTATCGAGCATGAACTGCCCACGGGCGTAAAGATTCTCCACGTATATACCATCGCCCTCCAGCCTCCCGAAATAAGGCGTTACCAGACCGTTCATGTTTCCCACCCGTACCTTCACGCAGTTTTCCGGATCGGTCTTCATCCCACGGATCACGTCCATGTAGGGCGTGCCGAACTCATCCACCGTGGTGATCTTCATGATGCCGCTGCGGGTGGAGTTATCCGGATTGTCCACACGACAAAGGGTATCCCTCTTGGCTATGTCCGATAGATTTCCCACGAAATTCGTGAAACGGAGCCAGTCCAGACGGTTCTCGCCGTCGGAGAGGTCCCCTACGGCCACTTCCACCACCTTCAGCTCGTACGACTTGGTCATCTTGTAGTCGTTCTGCAAGGTAGGATCGCCTTGAAACTGCTGTACCATGAGGATATCGCCTTCCCGGAACGGGTTGTACAACCTGCCTCCGTCGGTATCCAAGTAGATCCGACCGGTCTCCGGATCATAATGATCCACCTCCATCATTCCGGCGAAGATGCGGTTGTCGTTCTCGCCAAGCAGTTGCGAGACCACGAACGTATATACTTTAAGCTCGTTACGTACCGAGATCGAATCGATCTCCAGCTTGTATTTAGTCTCCTCCACACCGGCGGCGTTCGTCACCTTGTAAGGCGCTATCATGAATCCCGTCCCGTTCGGGAAACCGGAGGCGAATGTAGGAGAGGAAAGGGAACCGGCGAACATGGAGTCATGCTTCACCTTCAAGTCCTTTACCCATGCCGTGCCGTCGGCGAAGATACGGAAACCGTTCTCGTGCTTGAAACTATCAGCGTCACGGTCTGAGTAGATGGAGGATTCCAGCCCGCTTAAGATTATGTCTTTTTCGAAAGAGATGTTACCATGCGCCGTATCATCTATATCTTTTCTTAAAAAGCGATCATCAAGTGCGGATATAGGCTTTAGTATCTCCTTCAAGACTCTAAGAGCCGTGAAAGCGTTCTCATCGGACGGCTCTGTCAGATCATCTAATTTTATATGATAGAAATCGTCTCCCGGTCCACCCGATCCTCCTGCTCCGTTGACGATAGCCCTCCATGTCTCTCCAAGTTCGCTTATGATGCCGTTCCTTATCGTGTCATGTATTACACCAAAAGACGTAACGGATGCTTTCGGGTTATGCGGATCAAAGGCCGGGAATAATACCCCCTCGCCAAGCTCTTGCCGTGGGAGCTCAGCTAAGCGAGGGGGAAAAATAAAATCCGGCGAGGAGAGGTTTGGAACCGTTAGATTATCCGGAAGCTCTTTCTCGTTACGGATAAGGTTCAGGTACCTCGAGATCTCCGAGAGTCGGTACGTGAACGTATAGGAGCTCGGGAGATCGTTGGAGGTGTAGGTGGCGTCGCTCTCGGTGACGATTATTCTCCGGATCATGGACGCCTCGTATATATACTTGGCCCGGCTGGGGAAAAAATCCAGCAACCAACGGCGGGAGTAATCATCGAGGAATCCCGTGTTCTTAACGAACTTACGATCGGTCTCCACGTCATACTCGGACAGGTTCTCGTCCAGTTCCGCTATCAGGTGGCCATGCTCTGCCTGCAGACGGTTCACCCCATGGGCACGGAAGGTGTCCATACCTCCCAGACTGTTCTCGAAAAGGAACCATTGCTCGTCCTCGGAATGGATATCCGTGAATTTATAGAATTGCGATACGCTCAGTCTCGCTCCGCCGGCCTCGGCGTAAACCTCGAGATAGCTGGGGTACTTGTTCCCGAATAGCTTGGCTACGATTGCGTATTGGAGATTGAGTGTCACGCACTCGCCGGCGGTCATTCCCTTCAAGGAGGTCATGCTCGAAGATTTGTCCGGGAACGTGGCCTTGGCCTTCACCGTGCAGTCCGATATGGCGTAGTAGGTCAACCACTCCGGTGAGTAATAGGTCACCTCCTTGACCTTTGGCTGCCACGTGAGGAAGTGGGACTTCAACCAGTTTCCCGGCGTGTCCGCCAGATCCGCTATCCCGCACCGGATCGCCCGGAACGAGTGGGAGGTCCCGTCTATCGTGGCCGTGAAATCTGCGAATATGGTATTTTGGGAATAGATCTCTTGGGCCGTGTCCAAAGTATAGCTCAATTGGCTTTCCACCACCTCTCTCACGTCGATCGTGACCATCTTGTCCGGCCCGGGCTCGTAGCTTTGCTCGAGCAAGGTGGCCGTTCCTTTCTTCAAGATGAAAGAGACGGCCTCTTGTGCCCCCAATACAAATTTCCTCATGTTCCCGGACAGGCTCAGAGCGTCTGGTTTATCTATGATCGTTGCCATTTGCGATTATTTTACCCCCAAAAGTATGGCTGTCGGATGGTCCGATAAAGGACAGTTACCGGGTCACGGGCTCGAGCCACACGGTCAGGGTACCGTCCTCCGGATCGGTCGGCCCGGATGCGGAGCCACGGCTATAGAATTGCACGGGATAAGTGGCTTGATGGTATTTCCCGCCCTGCACGTATTGGTATGCGCTGGGCGGGGCGTAGTATATGGTCACGGGCTCCTCCTTGAACACCCATCTCCTTTTCACGCTGTCACTGGCGTTGGACCGGGAGTAGTTGACCTTCCATTTATATTTGGATACATGGGAGGCGAACCGCTCTGCCTCGGCCATGGCCGTGGATACCGGCTCGTAAAGCCTCGTGGTAAGGAACGTGGATTCCAAGGGTTCCCGGGAACCCGGGCTATATTGTATGGCGGAGGGAAGCAACTCCTGTCCCTCGATCGTCACCTTCCTGTACTCGGAGAGCGATACCTTTTGGATGTCACTGAGAAGCATGCTCGCTTTTATCTCGAGCAGAGAGTTCCGGAGCAGGGAATCGTAATTCCTCCAGAACCGTTCGAAAAGCCCGTCCGGGCCGTGGTAGGCGAGCGTATAGTTCCAGAGCTTGTTTCCCTCGGCGTCATGATTGAGGATCGTCCCGTAGTCCAGTTTCCCGGCATGGAATACGAACGCCGGCATGGGTTTCAACTCCTCGTTATCTTCCGCCTCGCCTACCACCTCAGACGTGGAGTCATTCACGGAATCCATGATGATGGAGGAGTTCAACGATCTTCCGGTCCCTATATAAATCCCGAGATGCGGGATGGCCCCGGCTCCTCCGCTGCCAAAAGCAGGTGTATAGACCATCGCCGGTAGCACGTCCGGGGATTCCTTGCTCTCCGTCTCCAGTGTCCCGCCGGCGTAATAATCCATCGTGACCAGACCGATCCGTTGCGTGACCGGCGTGATCCCCTTGTAACCTCTCCGGACAAACTCACCCGATATCTGGTTATACTCCACGTCCGGGTATTTCTTTAATAGGTCTACCAAGGTACTGAACTCCTCGTTCTCGTTCCCCGTGGCTCTTCCCGTCGTTGGCATCGGGCGCTCGCTCTCCTGTTTCTCTTCCGGCGGCGTGAGCCGGTCACAGGTAAGCTTTAACTGCTTGAAGCTCGAGGGATGGTTGACTGTGTATTTACCAGCTACGCAATCCGTGAGGTCGCAGGAGGGTGTCTCGTTCAGGTTCTCATCGAATAGCACGATACGGATGGTCTTGCGGGTCTCGTCCGGGATGAACTCGCAGCAGAATTTATATCGGTATACGTCCAGTATCGTCTTGATCATGCAGTCCGGGACGATCTGGGAGTATCGGATCTCACCCCTTACGATCGTATCGATCGTGTTGTTCAAAAAAACCATGTCCTTGAATGGGGTGGTGCGGGAAAAGAAGGAGTCCTCCAAGGTGTAGCCAAGATAGGCGAATATCTCCTCCAATAGATGCAATCCACGGATGAAGGGGGATATGTAGAATCCCGGAGCCAACCGGATCGTTTTCTCATCGACTACCTCCGTCCGCTCCACGTCGTTGTAAAGACGGGGATATCCGTCCGGTCCCGGATCACCGGTGGCGTTTAAAGAACCGGACTCTAGGATGGCCGGGAACAAGGCGAATCGGTCGTCATGTGTAATGAACAGGTTCCGGCAGAAGGATATCGCCTCGCTGACAGACGCGAACTTGAGAACCTTGTCCTCAAAGACCGTGGATAACGGTACATCCTTGATCTTCTCGTAGAACGCTCCGGTATTCAAGTAAAAACTGGTCTCGATCCCGCTCTTCCGGTTCGCCGACAGGATGGCTTGACGGCAGGGAATGGAGAATACCCCGTGTTGGATCATGGCGTTGATCCGCTGCGAGGCCTTGCTGATCCCGGCCATGTTATCCGGATAGATGAGTAGTTCCCTATTCCTGTCCGTGGGAGGGAGTGTTACCGGTAAGCTCTGCTCTCCGTAATCGTTAAAGAACGGGTTCATCCGGGATAAGGTCAATTGGATGTCTCCTAGGTCGTAAGCCTTGCCGGATTCGTGAATGATGTCCATCTTATTTGCCTCCTATCTTTTTGGATTTGTCCAATGTCTTCTGGGCGGCCTCGATATCGCTATAAACGATATAGGCCCTCATGCCTTTTGCTCTTAGTTCGGAAAATAGCATAAGTAGCTGTGTGAGTACTTTGAGTAATTCCGGATTATTACTTGAAACCATTACATTTTCTTCATCCGAGCGTCCATTGTATCCACCGTTGGCGAATCCGTTGACGGGAAGAGGATTTGTGCTTGTTCTTTGTCTTCGGATGGCATCCAAGGCTAGGATATGGTTCATGGAAACCGGATCTTGTAATTGCCATGCCGGTGTAACGTATTCTTCTCGATGTACGGGACCAGCCACTTCAAGTATACCACCGTTGCCGGTGAATCCTCCGTTGTACCAACCGGTGGAGTCTGATACAACCCGTTGTCCGGTTTGCGGCGTAGTGCTGTCATTAAGACCTGCATTTGCGGTAGATGTACTAGGTTTCTTGATAAGACCTTTCAAGGCACCGAAAGCGACGTTAATAAGTGCGATTTCACCTGCTGCTTTTGCCAATCCTAGAAAACCTAAGCTACCTATATCTTTAATGGTTCTTTCAGCGATAGCCATTACTGCAATCTGTCTTAATGTATCTAAGGTAAGAAGAAGAATATTATGCATAGCATCAGCAAATGTCGTTTCGGTATCTGTTAAAGCTTGACCTAATATCATTCCTGCTTCACTACCAAAATCTTTCATTATGTTGAATTGCTTTTTTTTCTTTTCTTCCTCTTCTTCTCTAGCCTTCTCTTTTTCGTCCATTTCCTTTTTAACGAATCCTTGTAACAACTCATTCAATTTGTCATAGTGTTCTTTTGTCTGTTTTTCCTTCTTTTTGTTGATGTCTTTTTCTTTTTGGAGATTTTCCAGATAGGCTTGATACCCTTTGTCTAATAATTTGATCTTATAATCTAGTATTAATTGCTCTATTTTCTTTCTTTCGTCACTGCCTATTTTATAGATAGCTAATTGTTTATTTAATTTTTCGAGTTCTAAAGCTTGAAGTTTTGTTTGATAATCATCATATAATCTTAGGCCCTCGGTATAATCTTGTGTCAATTTTAGTTTCTTGGTTGCGATATAACGATCAACCTCTTTCAGCTTTGCGTCTGTGATTTTTTTCTCTTGCTCCGCTGACAGTCCCGGGGTTATATCCGTTTTTTTTATTTTAGGGGCAATAACTTCTACTTCTGGCAACTCGTTTGCAGTTTTTTTAGGCAGAAGAGGAGAGTATTTCTGAGATATCTTATCGAGGTTGGATGCTAATTGGTAAGTTTGTGTCATATAGCTCTGTAAACTTCCCCAGAAATCCTTATCGACTTTACCTCTGGCCCCATAGTAGTAGTCAATGTAAGAGATGACATCATCATATGTTTTTGTCCATGAGCGTCCGTTCTTTATCCCTTCATCTGTTATACGTTTTACGTCTCGAAGCATAGCGTCGGTAACGAATTGTCCCAGATTTGATTTTTCCCTCATTTGATCCATCAAATCAATTTGTTTATTTAAGGCGGTGGTCGTTACATCCTCCTTCTCTTTCTGCATGGTTTTTAAAACTATGTTTTCATGCAACTTTTCATTAACTATTTCTAAAGCTTTTGCGATATCCTCTGTTGTACTTTGTTCTGTTAGTTGGTTTTCAAGATATTTTCCATATCGAGAATTGATCTCATCGATTAATTCTTTTCGTTGCTTTGTTCCGGCGTTGCTTCGTTGGAGAGCGTCAAATAGGGTATAAGCTTCTGCCCGTTCGTTGGCGATTTCCTTGTTCATCTCTTTTAAGGCCCGGGCACTTTTTGTTGAATTATCCCATATCTTGTAAATACCTACAGCTAAAGCCGTAATTGCCACACCTGCCGCAATAATGGGATTGAGACCCAGAGTCACTAAGAAACTGCGCATAGCCATAGTCGCAGCTTTGATATTTCTAGCCTTGAGAGCTGATGCTGCCGCTAATGCATATTCTGCGGCTATGGAAGAACGGGTCGCAACTAAATGAGCCTTTTCTATAATTGTAGCTTTTAGAGTAGCTCCATTTGACGCAATCTTCCAGTAAGTGTTTAGCTTGATAGCGGCTGTATACAAAGTTAATGTCGATATTAAGGTAATAACCAGCCCTGTATTTTTACTGATCCAATCGGCCATCAGAACTAGTTTTTTAGTCCAGTTCACGGTTTGATTCATTACGCTGATAATGGATGGATTGATCTTTTCCATTAACTCAATGCCAAGATCGTTAAGTTTGTTTTTTGCTTGTTGCATTTTAGCCGTGGCAGATTGGCTTTTTATCGTGGCCTGCTCTAAAGCGACGGATGTGCCGGTTACGGCTTTCGTATAATATTCTACCTTATCCGCTTCATTGATAAGGACAGAGGCAACATTGTAACCTTCTTCCCCGAACATCTTTTTGATAGCGGTAGCGTCCATTTGTTTTTTGCGGAGATTTTCCAGAGCCGTATTTAGCCCGACTATTTTGGGGTTAGTCTCGTCAGCTCCTGTTTGCAGGGTAAGGAAAAACTTTTTGAGTCCGGTACCGGCGATCTCATCCTTGATACCTTTCTTACCTAAAGTTTCAATGGTTCCAACCAGTTGTTCGATCGGAATCTTTGCAGAAGCGGCTGCGACACCACTTGTCTTTATAGCTTTGGTCTGGCTCTCTACGGCTGCTGCACCGAATTTACTTCCGGCGGCAAGTACATTTACATATCGAGCGGCTTGATCAGCTCCATCCCCATACTGGTTTAATGCCAAGGTGACGGCATCTACCGCATCCGTAAGTTTCATGCCACTGGCAGAGGCGAGGATGAGCGTTTGCTCCGTCACTTCTGCTAAAGCCTCTTTATTTGCTAGCAATTCGGGTTTAGCGGAACCTACTAATTTATAAGCTTCCAGTATCTCATCAGCGGATTGGCGTATGCGGATACCTTCTTCGGTAACTGTAGTGGAAAGACGTTTTGCTTGATCTGTAAGCCACTCTATACTTTCATCATCTAGGCCTGTAAGAGCTTTTACATCGGCCTTGCTTTCTTCCAGTTTATTGCGGGCTTCACGGAATTTGTTGAAAGTAAGAGTAATACCCGTAATGGCTGCCACTGCGGTACCAATGATTCCCATATATTTATTTACGAAATCTGTGGCACGTCCCCAGACCGAGGCTTGGCAACCGATCTCTACACGCATCTCTTGTTGGGCTAGTGCGGTTTCTTTGGAGATGCGTTTCAGCATTTCTAGTTTAGTGTTATATTCAGCGGTACCACGAGTTACTTTTTTCAGCTCCGTTGAAATTTTATTCTTTGTCTTTATTAAGTCATTATAAGTAGCTCCACTTAGGTTCTTCAATACTCTTTCCGTATCAGCGACCTCTTGCTTATACTTTTGCATCTTCTGGGTTTGGGCAGTCAACTCACGTTCTATTTTCTTAGCCGCCTTACTATTGCCTTCTCCCGCTGCTCGGAGATCGAGTAGCTTTTTCTCCAGTTCCCCGATTTTCGTCTCTAACTCCGATGCGCTAGTCATTGCGTCGGAGTTATCCAGATATATCTTGATGCTCCTGTTTAAATCTCCTGCCATATCCTAATCTTTATCTATGAAAATTCGTGATGCGTCGATTTGCATATCGGCGGCGTAGTCCGCTACGATGTCTGCCAGTTTGGGAAGATTCTTTTCGATGATGGGATCGAACCAACGGATCGGGTGGCGGTTGCCGGTTCCCATCAGGTAGAAAGAATCCGGGTTGGTCTTTTTCAGCTTCCCGTATTTGTCCGTCCATTTAGAGCCGCCCCGGAAACCACCTTGGCCCCGTCCGGCTCCCCTATGGATATAGATACCTTCACGGGCGAAACTGAATCCCACTCGTTCGGTCTCTCCTTTACTTTTGTAAATTCTGGGTTCTAGGGAGTCCGATAGGAACTCATCTTTCTGGACAAGCAAGGCGATATTCCCTTTCAAGTCTTGGATTATGTAGCCCATCCATTCCTTTACCTCAGAATTAAATTGTCTCAATTTCTCCTTATCCTGCCTACGTTCATACCGGGCGATCCGGCTGGTTGACTCTAGCGAGATCTCGAAGGGTAATCCTTCCCTCGCTCCGATTAGGGAGTTCTTGCGTTTAGGCGTGCGCATCTGCTCGCTCAATCTTTTCATGACTCCCATATCATACCCACATTGATTGGTCGATAGAGAAGGGGATAGGCTTTCTTAGGTTGAAGCCTAACATCACCCCATAGAAATTATCTCCCATGGGACCTATGCCCCGAAAGGTCATGCTGTTTAGCTCTAGGAACTGAAGCCCGTTACGTTCCTCGTTCCAGTCGAGCATCATCCGGCAGACGATCTGCATGAGAAGATCCTTGCATTCCGCTTTCGCAAAGTGAATCCCGTCGATATTCCCGGCCTCGCATTGCTTTAATAGGGCGATAAAATATTGTGGGATATTTACGAGGTTGTCATTGTTAAGCCAAGAGAAATCCGAGTTAAGCCCGTCGATGGCGACTAATACATGATCCCGGATAGAGGAGATACGTTCTTCCAGATCAGAGATTTCCTCTACCTCGTCGCTACGGAGGAAATGACATTCCCCGTCCGTATGACCGATAGCGGCTAGATGCCTAGCGATCCATTCCGAATACTCAAAGTGATTGTATATGTCCATAACATCCAATTTATAGACACAAAAAAAGCCCCCCGAAGGGAGCTTTTAAAGGACATATGAAAACTACTAATCACCTTTTATACCTACTGATATAATCAGTCAAGCGTTCAGCTTGCAATTTTGTTATCTTTGTAAATGAAATCTTCTTCTTAAGTGTCTCAAAACCAAATTCATCTATAAACTTACCAATTGAAACATTTAAAAACATAGAAGGCAAAGAAGACACACCTTCCATATCGATGGTAATCTTGTCCGAAGAATTCATATTCTCTCTGATTATATCATAGAGACTACTTCCTGCCATAGGAAAATCCTTTCCTTCCATCACGTCATAAAGTTTAATTGTACACATAGTATCCTCTTTTTATTTAGTTAAAAATCAAACTCGTCTAAAATTTCTTCTTCTTCCAAATTTCCTAAATATAATTCGAAATATATCAACGTCCCATTAAAATCAAAATCAATATTGTCAATTTTAACTTCATGCTTCTTTAATAAACGAGCTGTATTGCAAATTATTCTTACTGCATCAGCGCACGATAATATATTATCTAGGCCTTTTCCTTTATTATGAACCTTAGATCCAACTGTAAAATCAACCTCTATAGACTTTTTCAAAGCATCGCTATCTGATATTATAGTGGAATCAAAATTTCTGACAGATTTTGATATACCTTTCCCGAAATCACAAATAGCTACACGCAAGACTTCATCCTGTCCTTCATATTTAATAAATGAAAAAGCATTACCATTTGCATCAGCATGATCAAAAACATTATAAAATGCTTCTACTATGCTAAGCGAAATTATACTTAAGTCTTTACCTCTAAAGAAATTCTTTTTAAAATATTGTTCTACCTCTATTGCATATGCGTCTTTTTGATTCTCAACTATACGCCATAAATTAAATATATTATCACTTTCAGAATCCACATGATCTTTACTGTAATTCCAATACTCTCTAAATTTAAGATCTTCAAAAAACAGCTTCTCTATAGATTCATTTGATATCCGTATAGTATGTTCTTCTACATTAACTAAAAATTCAATCAAACATGCAATTGTAACAACATGAATAGGCTGAAATAATTCAGGAGACAATGTATCCTTAAAAACAAAAGTTATTTGTTTTTGATAATTTTCTTTTTTATATTCATTCCTGATAGTAGCGATTTGTCTCAGCCAATCCGCTCTTTTCAAAGAGTTAAAATATATGTTCGTATTATCCATGTTTTGAAGAACATTATTCATATATACAACAATTTTTATCTGCTGAATATTATCAGTTTCTATTTAAAAAAGCAAAATAAATAATAGCAAAACAATCAACACACCAGCTATAACCTTGCTTATATGGTTTTTGCTGTGACGCACTTCATTCAGAGCCGCACCGATCAGCATAACAAAACCTAATATAGCTACAAATGTCAGCATACTGCAAATATAATCATTCTTTTGGAAGAAGCAAGCGTAACAGCTCCTCCAATCTCATGGCGGCATGCATTCGTTCTTCTTTACTATATTGTCCGTTTACATCGGTAACGATGTCGAGTAGGCGCAGGGCTTCTTGGAGTTTCATTTCGGTTCCTCCTTTCCTTCAAACAAACATAATCTTTTTTTCAGAAAACTTAGAGCCGCAATAAGCGACAATGATTCTTTTTCAGAAAGTACACCCGGGGCATCATGCTCGCATGCAATGAAAGTGATAGCGCTGTCAATGGCCTTAACATCTTCTTCTAACCCACCTTTATCATTTTCCTGCCAATATCTGATCGCATCCAGCATTAGGTTTGATATACATATATCTTCCAGTCTAATCATTTGGGCCTCCTTTCTTCGCTGAGTTATAAACGAACCAAGCTACGATGACCAGTGGTAAGAACACTGGAGACAGCATAGCCAATAAAGCTACCGTGTACATTTTAGCCTCGTAAATGGATTTACAGGAGGCGATACCAAGAGGCAACAGGTTGTAGAACTTCTGGACGGTTGTCCAAGAAAAGAGATCATGTTCCCGGCTCCGGGAAGATGATACGGTTAATGAATTTGTTTTCATAACGTTGTGACTTTAGCGTATGGGCAGAAAAAAAGCGGCTGCCATTTCCACTCGCTAAAGTCACAACGTTACGTTCCCGAAGGTACGAAAATTGTAGGAAAGGCAACCGCCAATATTTTTATACAACAAAGTAAGGCATAAAAAAGCCCTGACTATCAAAAATATGTCCGAGCAATAACCGATGCTCAACGAGAACGACAAACGTTCGTGACTTTAGCTGATGCAAATATGGTAAAAGTTTTTGAGATGGCAATGCTAATTAAAAGAAATCTACCAATCTTCCTCCTCTGTTTTTAGCTGAGACACTCCATTGAATATGTTATTTTCAATCTGATATAGCCTATATAGCTGTTCTAGTAGGACTTGTGTTCTTACATTTATGTAATGGGCATCTGTTCGTTTACTTTTAGTAAGTCCTAGTCCATCGGAAACAAACGATGTTAAATAAAAATCCCTAGTCAAGTAAGTTTCTATAGGGGCTTCGGCTTCATTTAAATCTCCTTTCTCTACATAAATATCATATAAATCTATTTTGTACCTATTATCTCGTACTTGGATTTTCAATGTAAAATGTATCGGTACACTTCCTACATATTTACCCATTAACCCCATACTGAAAATTAAATAACCTTCAGTCATACCTTTGCAAACAAGGATACCTGTTTCTTTATCTTGCATTTGCAAAATATTTTTAGCACTAACGAAAACATCAACCAATGATTGATAGATATTGTCGTATAGTGTTCCTTTACCAAGCCCTTCAACTTGTCTGACGTAAGAAATAGTAAAACTTCCATCATCATTAAAAGGTACTGAAGACAATATTTCAATCATATCTTCCTTTTTTAATTTGGGTAACTTCTTATCTTCTATCTTCCTTTTTTCAAAGTTTGAATATTTTTGGTAGATAAATTCTTTAAATTCTTCTTGCGACATAGGATTTCTTACAATTTCGAAATCTTGTGCAAAAGCGTTTGTGCTAAGTAGTGTAACAAATAAGATACAGATTAGGTGTTTCATGTTTAATTTTGTATTGATTATTATGGATCGCAAGTAGGGAAAAGTTTTTGATATGGCAAAGAAACCAAGTATCTTTGTGGAAAAGAATTGCGATATGAATACAACAGATTACGATATCTATAAAATCAGACAAGAGCAGCTGTCGTTAAGCCGTCGTATCACTCGCATAGAAAATATGATACACGCAATCAGACCTACTCGATTAATCTACGTATTAGGTTTCCTATCGGGTTTCCTGCTAAACTATCTACTACGGCACCTGTTATAGCGGCCAAGACCCACCAAGCGAATTTAAACAAGGAGACCCAGCCGTTAGCCACGTCAAGTTTTAATTTTTTATCTTCCAGTTCTTCTTTATCTGCTGACTTTTGCAGATGTTTTTTCAATCCAATAGTAGCAATACTTTCTCCTTCATTGGTTAGTATCAGCCAATATTCATCCTTTCCCATATATTCGATCGCATGATACCGCTTCATCAGCGTCTCCTTCATATACTCATAATCCATCGTGTGATTATCATAGTCCGGAAGGCCATTATAAAATTGGTCTATATTACAGCGACCAGCATTTTGTTTCACCGTGGCAAGTATCTTATCCGCTATCTCGTATTGTTTTTCTGTAAACATTATCAAAAGAGAATAGCCTGTATTTCTGAGGGTGCATCCTCATACTCTACAGGCCATTAAAAAACCAATTGGCATATCTTTTCCGAAGGTCACCGCATGCACTCGGTTCTACTCGGTTTCTAATCTTTTCGTAAAGATGGGGAAAGTTTTTGGTAACACAATGCTTTCCACGTATTTTTGTGGAAAATGTTATTCCTATGAAATCAATAATCAATTATTTTCGCAAACGTAAAGAGGAACGTCTTCGTGAACGTTGTGTTAAGTATGCCATTAAAGCCCACGAAGGACGGGATAAAGGTTTTACTGTCAGCGATTCAGCCCAAGACATTGAATTGTATATAAAAGACGGTATGACATCCCAAGGAAAAAGGCATCAATAAGGTTTCTTATAAGGCAAAACAACAGGTAACTTGAACCTTATTCGGTTCGCCTCATTTCCATTGCTTCCTTCTTTGGTTGAAGCGCCTATACCTACTACACTGGCTAATACACCGATCTTTCCGCTATTTTCCTTTATTTCAGAGGTGCTGACTTGTAGATCAAACTCTACTGATGAAACAATAACACCTTCACTATTGTCTATCGTCTCAAAGTTTGTATTCTCTGCATAGCATGGATTTACCACTACTCCTTTATCTTTCAATTCATCATCTAATTCATAAACAGCTTCCGAAAGCTGGGTTATAGCGGATTTAATAAATTCTTTTAGTTCCATAAACAACAAAGCCCGCATTTCAGACCGGCCATGATCCTACTTTGCGGGCTCTTTCTTCAATGAAGTTTATCTTTTTCAAATATCTCGCATGGCCTCGATATATTTGATATCTAATCTTTTTGTAAAGATGGTGAAAGTTTTTGAGATGGCAAAGAAACCCGATCGTATTATATTGTTTTCGTAAGTATCATACCAAGTTCAATTTAGTAATCCGGCGGCTGATGTCTTTCAGCGCCATATCCAAAATAGCCAGTTCCTCCTGTGTGAATTTGCAAATTTTACCGTGCACGCTATTCCCGTTTAATCGTTGGTAGAACCAAGAGGATGATTTCCCGAAATAATCTTTGGCTAGATTAGAGACGGACAGGTATGGTAAAACGGGACCCAGTCGTTCACGAATAGTTAGCTGCTCCTTGATGTCCGCGATCTCTTTATGGATGTTTTCAAAGTCATTTTGCACACCTGCGGTAAGCAGTTCGGTTTCCTTTTCATCCATACTATCCAACAAATCGGTAATCTGTCGGTCTATGGTAGGGCGGTCATTCTCCGGGGACTTTTTCCAAAGTTCCTTTAGTTCAAAAAAACGCTTTACTTTATCCATATTATTCTGTTTTTTGAGTTACACATGAAAGGGAAACTCTCCCTCTGGCCTGGAGGGGGAGAACCTTTCTGGTCAATAATACTTTCCAAGTTCCTTAAGTTCTTTCTCAAGTCTCTTGATCTCTTTATCAACCACCGCTTTCATGAATTTGCTTCTCGAAGTCAGTTCATGATACTTGCGGAGATAAAAAAGGAGATCTTTTTCTGCCTCTTCTATCCGGGCTTTTAGCCCATCGTCACTATGCATAGAGCTCTTGTCTTAATGACATCACAAAGATAATAAAAATATTATCAATGGCAAACGTTTGGTAATATTTTTATTATCATAGTATCTGGATTGGAGATAATAACAAAACCGCTCCACCTTCACAGGCAAAGCGGCTGTCCATTACTAATCTAAAAATCTAATACCATGAAAAACACCTATTACTACATATCTTGTTTCTTTTTCTCCTCTTTTTCGATCGCTACTTCTAGGGTATAGAGAGCGTCGTATAAAAGGGATTGTTTTACCTGTTCTTTCTTGGTCACGTCTCCGCTGGCCATCTCATCCACGATGCGTTGTTGCGTGTCGAATATATCCAAAGGGGCTTCATTCCCTCCGGAGGAGAATACCCGGGAGAACTTTGCTTGTATGAAATTCATGCTACCTAGGTAGTACCAGAACATGACTGTCTTTACGATCGGCTCTACATTCCGGAACCAAGCCGGATCACCGTCCTCACGTATGGAGAATGAGCCGTCTTTCCAGATTATGGATAGGAAGTTATCCAATGCCTCGAATAAATCCTGTCTCATCCGCTGTTGCCAAGTCTGTAGCATGATGAACTGTCCGTAGCTGATATTGGTCAGGCCGTCTTCCGGGCCGTATAACTCGATATCTTTGTCTTTGTAGACGGGGAATGGGTTACGGGTTAAGCGGATATCCAGCTCGATCCCTTTTTCTGTCTCTTGGAATAAGAAATCAAAGATGGTGCTCAACGCCGCCAGTTGCTCGGCCGTGATCCATATACGATCTTTGGGAAGGGAAACGGCGTAACCGGTTCCATTGGCTTTCTGGTATCGCCGGATTCTCGCGGACAGGCAAAACAATAGCATCTTGACCTTGGCTTCTTGGGCCGTACTTTTCGAGTTCAAAATATTGGCGAGAAAGCAAAGCTGTTCCGCTGTCATCTCATCCCATGTGCCGGGCACGAGGTAATCGATATCTTTGATCGTTATTTTTCTCATAATACGAAAATATGTTTGTCCTTGGAATTAAAGTCGTTCTTGATAGGAGCGGGGAGGCCTAGTTCCGGGGCGTAAACTTTCATGTAATCCTCGATTACCGCTTCTAACGACGTTACCTGCTCGGCGTAGAAATTACCGTTGTCCGTGGGATCGGAATACAGCGGATAGATCACGGGTTTAAACTCCAGCTGGCCGGCCGCCGTACGTTGTACCCGGGTGGTTTGGCTGGTATGGAGCTTGGCTACGTACATGGCGAGCCATACCCGGATATAATCAATCAGCTTGATCCGGAGCGGATCATCCACGCCGGTTCTTAAGGTGTCTTTTAAGCTCTTGTCAAGAGTGGTCCCGATCCAGCGGCATAGCTTCATCTCCAGTGTATCGAGTAGGGGACGGAACTTTTCGAAGGTCAACCGGGAATAATCGATATTCACCTTACCGTAATCCTGAAACTCCCGGGCGGAATTAAGGTAGTGGTCGTTGGCTTGGTTCTTGTAATAGCGGCTTTCTTTCCATTCCGGATAGTCGTTCTCGTGGCTTCCGAGATGCTCCAGTAGCTTATCCAAGTTATTCCATCCCCGTTCCTGCATGCTCTCTTCCGATCGGGCGATCTTTTGGTCGCTGGCTACGGTGAACTTATCGTTCCGGCCTACCGTATGCCCGCTGTCACCGATCAAGACCCCTAGCTCCGGACTGGCTATCGCCACGGCCAATGGTCCCAGTGTCCGGCTGGCGAGCGTCTTGATCGTAAGGATATCTTCCGTTAACGGCTCTCGATACAGCCGATCGACCAAGGCTTCCCCGAGGTAGGGGACGATATATCGATCGAAAGCGTCTTGAAGATAAGGCTCCAATATCTCGAACTTAAATGAGGCGTTTACCTTGACGGTATGCCTCAAATCATCTATCGTTTGTAGGAATGGCTGTGTCATGATTATACTTTTTCGTTACCGATACTCTTTTCCGATCCCGTGTTCTTATCGAGTGTCGTTAGCATGATATTGGGTATCACGAACTCGATGTCTTTTCCCCATCCGTTGATCTCCCGGGCTAGGTATAGCGGGAGAACCATCATGTCCCGGAGCGGCTTGAACAGTACTTGGGCGATAATGAATAACTCCCGGGCCTCGGTACCGTTGATGTTCTTCGATTTCCCGGGCGACGCTCCTTTCAAGGACGGATGTACGCCCATCGTGTTACAGATCACGTTTGTCGCTTCCTCCGAGTCCTCGATATACTCACCGCCCTTGATAAATGATTCCAAGGGCTTGATGATGATATCGCTCTCCTCGTATTTATTGATCTGATCATACCGGAAATGGGATACGAAGCTCTTGCCGGCGTTCTCCTCTCCGGAAAGGAAGTCGTTCAGTTGTTGTAGGAAAGCGTTCTTGCGCTCGTTCCGTTTCTTCTTGTCATCCTTGGGGATACCTTCCGAGTCGTAAAGCTTGTCCCAAAATTTCATGTTGATGGAGACGTGATATTTCAAGACCATCTGGTTTTTCAGCAACGCCTTCTTGAATTTCGGGATGGCGCAACTGAACTCGTACCAATCGAGGAAGATGGACCACCAATAAGGGCGGTTGTAATAAAAACGCCCCGGTACCGGCATATTGAGGCTTAACGTATAGCCATTCTCTTCCTCGTCCTTTTTCTCTCCGGTCTCCGGATCGGGTACGAGCCCGGTACGAACCTTGAGATCGTAAAGCGGGCTTCGGCGGTCTAGCAATCTCGTTACGATCACGTCGTCCGGAAATGACTCCTCTCCCCATTGCGAGGAATAACCATGATACTCGATGCGTTTCGTCTTCTCGTCTTGCTCGCTGATCCGGGAAAAGCACATCTCCCGGTGCCAGATCTGGACTACCTTCGGTTTCTCTCCGGCCTTCCGTTTGCCAAAAGCCAGATAGACGAAAGAGTCGGAGAATACGACCAGATCGTTGGCCAGCTCGGACATTACCCGTAAGTAGTTGCTGTCCGATATGAACTGGAATATCTCCGGAGCCTCTTCCGGGGTAAGTTCCTCCAGCTCGATCTTTTGGGTCTCCGGATTCTTCACCCTCCGGCAGACCATCAACCCATCGCCGTAGGCCATGTTCGCCTTGAACTCGATATTGCTGCCTACGATGGTGTTGTCGGCGATCTTTTTCATGATCCTTACGGGCAACTTGTCTTGGTGACCGAACGGGACAAACCTGACCTCTTTCTTGACGGAAGATCCTTTGGCCGGGGTAATGACCGTGGCCGTGAATTTTTTATCCTCCAGAAAACCTACGTCCTCGGTCATGACCACCGCCGCTTTCGCTCCGGGGAGGAAAGCGGTGTCACCCATTAGAAATACGTTCTTGCGTCCCATTATGCGTATATTTTTTTACCGTTAATCCGGATGATCATGCAACGGATGAACTTCCGTGGGAACCGTTCGCCCCGAATCCGGATGTTTACCGTGCTTCCCTTGGCGTGGATCGAGCTGAAGTAGGCTACCTCATAATTCTCGATCGAGCCGGGAGAGCCATTTCCCTCCCGGCTTTCATTCAACCGCACGTACGAGAACGAGAACATCTTGTATCGTCCCCGGTCATCCTTTTGCTGCATGACAGCCCAGACATCACTTTGTTTTATCCTTTTTTCCATATCTCCATCTTAAAAAGATTACCAAGGCCAGAACCATCGTTACGCCGAGCGCCCACCACCCGAGGGCGTTCTTGCCGACATCGGAGTTGAGTTCGGTATCTCCGGACCGCTCTTCCTCATGGCTGGCTTCCGACCGGGCGAAAACGCTCTCGTTCTCCTCTTTCTTTTGGCTTTCCGCTTCTTCTTTTCGCTCGTTCTCATGTTCCTCGCCTTCGAGTGTCGTTTCCGCCTTGACCGGGTATCGGCCGTTTTCGTCCGGCTGCCGCTCAAGGTCGAATTCCCTTCGTATGATCCGGATGTTTCTCCACCGATCTCGCACGGTGTTGGAACTGGCAAGCCGTACATCCATAGAGGTATCCAAGCTCTCCAATACCTGTCGCTCTTGATCTCTGTAATGGCTATGATCAGAAGCGCTACGACGCACGGAGCAGCTAGCGCAAAGAGCCACCATTCCGGCCAAGACACACAATCTCTTATAAAGTCCATATTCCATGATTCGCTATCCAAAAGGGAGTTCGCATAAACAATACCACTCTCACATCAGTTCCCAGCCGGCCTCGATATCTTCCATAGGGATACGCTCGCCGTTCTCCATGTAGCACATGGCATCCACTAGGGCGCACATCGTTCCCTTGTCCGACAGGTCTAGCCGGCAACAGTCCGGCATTTGCATCTCCCGGCATACCCATCGTACGTAAGCCGCCGTGTCATTCTCATCGCGGGGTGCCCATCGTTCTATCAGTTCCTTTATGGAATGTAGGTTATACGATCGCTGGTATTTTAGCAAGAGCTTCATCATGGCCCGTATCCCATGCGGTATATCCTTGAATTCCTCGAAAGCGTTGTCCTTTTTATCGGCTTTCGATACTTCTCCGGCCCAGTCGTTCCGCTCCGAGTTCCGGATATTACCGGGGTTGTTGTTTCGGATTCCCCTTGGTGTCGTTGTCATTTTTACAATCCTCCTTATCTAATTGGTTACTAATATTCTTTCCTAGCTTAGACTCGATCTCTCCTTTGAGCTGTAGTTTAAGCAGCTTTGGAAACATCATGTTCGGCCAGATAATCAATGCGCTACCCAGCATGCTCCACAGCTCGCACACACAGGCTAGGGTACATCCGGCCTTGGTGATTATGGCGTTATCTTGAGTGAATATCCGTTCCGTAACGAATACCACGAGCATGAAACTGAAATAGACGATCACCTTGGCGGGGGTATCTCTTCCGCTTTGTGATAGGAAGAATTTACCTTGCTTCTTTGCCGAGAACATCCCGAATAGCAAGTCGGCCGTAATAGCTACGCCCATAGCGGCGAAAGCGTATTTCACGGGCGAGATAAAATTCAATAAGAATATCATTCCGCTTATTATCCAGCCCCAAGAATGGTTCAATACCATCTGGAGCTTTATCAAGATCCTCTCTACGATCGGGCTAAATACCTGTGATATCATCTCCAAACATTTTTCACAAAGATGCTCGTAATCATACCTTCGGAAAAGGACATGAAAAAGCCCCGCGAGGATTTCTCCGGGCGGGGCTTGATTGATATTATTCTTCCGGCAATAGTAGCCGGAGTAGTTCTTCTAGCCGCATGGCGGCACGTATTCGTTCTTGTTTGCTGTATTGCTCGTTTACATCGGTCACGATGTCGAGTAGGCGAAGGGCTTCTTGGAGTGTCATATGGCTTTACCCCCTTTTATAATAGTGAAAATGGTCATATCTCCTATGCGAATAGGTATTCCGCACTCAGATAGCTTACCTTTTAACCAACCTATTTTTTCACAGGCGGCATCATGTTTTCTTTTTGTTTCTTTGATTTCCATTTCCAATTCAGCGATTATCCGGTGGGCTTCCTCTAATGTTTTAATAGTTCTCATTGCTCACCTCCTTTCCCGAGGAACTCCCCGATCAAGTTATATATATCCGTAAGTTGCTCTTCTGTTATATCGCTCATGCGGTACTCATTACAGTCAATGCAATAAAGAACTTCTTCTTTCTTGCCGGGGGATTTCACCCGTATTTGTTCTATGTAAGGGCTTGCTTTCATGACCGGCCTCCTTTCTTCGCTGAGCAGTACACGAACCAAGCCACTCCAATCAGCGGTAAGAACGCCGGAGACAGCATTGTTAATAAAGCTACCGTGTACATCTTTGCCTCGTGAATGGATTTACAGGGCGTGATACCAAGAGGTAACAAGTTGTAGAACTTCTGGACGGTGATCCAAGAAAAGAAACTCGTTTCGTGAGTGGACGTTGATTGTAGGGTACTATTATTCCCCGGCAAACAAATGTTTTCGTGTTTGGACATAACTAACATTGTTTGTTTGGGGCAGGAAAAACAAAAAACGGTCTCGCCTGTCCCTTTGTCCTACACCACGAAAGGCAGTTATGGCCATTAAGCCATATCAAGGGGGTACGAAACCGTTGTATTATATATACGTACTAGTATGGACACAAAAAATGCCGATACAAATATGTTCGGCGGTCACCCGCCTTTCGTGAAATAGGACATTGCAAATATGGTGAAAGTTTTTGGGATGGCAAAGAAAAAGCCGGCTTTTATTGGGCCGGCTGGGGAATATTCCAAAAAGGATTTATCACATGTTCTCTATCCATCGTTTTCCGGATGGTGTATAAGTATACGCTAATATGCCTACGGCAACAATAGCTACAACGGTGAAAAAAACAACTGCTATCTGCATATTATTATTATTTTAAGATTCTATATCCAATCATCGCAAAGGCAACCGTACCGATGAATCCCATCGCAAAAAGATAATTAGCCATACTTGGTATCTCATCCTCTATCTCCCGGTTTAGTAAAGAGGCCGCTACCCCTAGCACCAAAGCCGCAAATGTCAACTTTGCCATATCAAAAAAGAACTTAGCGGTAGTTTCCTTTCTTACTTTACTTTTTTCTAATTCATTCTTGGTTGCCATGTCGCAAATATGGTGAAAGTTTTTGGGATGGCAAAGAAAAAATCGTAATATCCTTATATAACTTTACACTGCTAGGTAATCCCTAACATCCTATAATCACCATATCCCACCTTTACCCCCGTGATCACGACACAACTATCTATTATTCACTTCAAAACAATCAACAAACAATGGCTACAACTTACAAATTAGTGCAGCGACGGGACATGCACAAGGGAGCGACTGAAGGCGATAAGCTTTATTACGCACAGGCGAAATCTACGGGTACTAGTGATATGGAGCGTCTTTGCTCCATGATTGGCGAGCGTTCTTGCGTATCCAGCGCAGACGTGAAAGCGGTGCTGGACTCGCTTATCTACGTGATGAAGCTGGAGATGTCGGACGGCAAGATCGTACAGCTGGGTGAGTTCGGTAATTTCCGTATCACGTTCGGTAGTGAGGGGACGAAGGTGGAGAAGGATTTCAACGCTACTAAGATTCGTCGTCCTAAGTACACCTTCTCTCCGGGTAAGGCGCTTCGCTCGCAAGCGAAGGTATTGCGATTCGAGAAGGTAAGCGTGGAAAAAGGCGAGGGAGGAAACGACTCCGAGAGTCCGGACGAGATCTAGGCTAAAAGCACGCATCGTTTGAGGGAGAAGGGCGCATCGTTTTGGAAAAGAGGGTGCGTCCTTTTTTTATGAGGTTAGTATTCAGTATATTTGATAATTTATAAATAGAGAAGGATGGACAATGAGAATTTTAAGATAAGGGCTTACGGGTTGCAGGAGCTAGGCATTCAATATTTCCCGAATAGCGCACCCGCTTCGGCCTCGATCCAGCTAAAGAGATGGATTAATCTAAACAAGGCGTTACTTTATGAGATTACCGAAGCCGGGTATCATTCCGGGCAACGCTTACTCACGCCACGGCAAGTACAAATCATAACAGCGCATTTAGGGCCTCCATAACAGAGGCTCTTTTTTTGTCCCCGCATATTTCGCAACGGTTTCTCATTGTTGAAATGTTAATTTGTTGATACTTAATAGTTGCGCACCTCTCAAGTAGCGTTTTTTTCTCAAAGCGTGCGAAAGCGCCCCGCAGCGCCCTACAAAAAAAATGCGGGCGCAAGTTCAATTTTTCACCTTATCTGCTGCCTCCCTCAGACAGATCACGCATGAAATGCGTCTACCGATTTTTAATGAAGGAAGATGATTCCGGATTCCGCGTACGCGAGTTCAGGCATAAAGAAATTCGCGCCGACAAACAATGTGTCCCATGCGTCGGTAATGTGTGTCTTGTACTCATCCGGGTTATCGGGGCTGTCTTCTGTAGCTTCCGGCGATTTGTCTTTCTCGAATCCGTTCTTGCCTACTTTCACCGCTGTTTGCTCCATGGCGAGTTTGAGGAACTCGTTGTTGTATTTATTGAAAACAGGATAAAGGAGCGTCGGATCATGCTTTAAGGCCCGGTCTATTTGCTCGTGCCTCCAGTCGTGGCGGCTTACCTGTCCGATATAGATATCGGTGATATCCCAACCATATTCCTTGAAGATCCGGATGATGGTATCTTGATAGGACTCGGAGTTATTGCCGGTAGTCCACGTGAAGGTCTGGTCATAAAAGAAGATGATATCACGTTTGAGCTTGTATTTGTAGTATTCGCAAACCTGACGAGCCAATTCATCCAGCTTATCGGGGGTCTTGACAAAGAAGCTCTTTAGGGTACGTAATTGATGGCCTTGTACCTGTCCGATACATGCGGTATTGATTGCGGAGTTACTATCGAAACCGATTAGCAAGGGAGCGTCCATATCCAGATCCCCATCGGCTAGGCATCCGGCCAGTCGCAGCCGGTTCCAGTCCGCTCCCATGCTACCCATGTAGCGAGTATCGCCGGGGGTATAGAAATGGTAATCGTTCAAGGCCGAATAGAAGCCATTAGCGACACGGAACAGGCGTTCGTTCATGAACGCGGTACGCCATATAAGGGAAGGGACGTTGCGGTACATTTGCCAAATGTAATCCTTGCCTACGACTTCCATGTTATCGAAAATATCATACTCTCCGTAATATACCGTGTACTCCCGGGTCTTGCCACGCATAGGTTTGACAGGTGCTTGATACTTACGGGCCAACATTAAGTCATGGCGTAATTCTTTGTATTTGCGTTGGGTGTATGATGTTTGTTCCGGAAGGCGCTCGGTTAATTTCATTTCCCGGTATAGGTTCCGGATCAAGTTGATATGAACCGGATTCATGTCGTTGATCTTATCCAATATCCAACGTCCGGCTTTTAAGGTTGGCATATCCGTGGAATAGAGAACGGAATGATGCCAAGGGCATTGGTTGAAATCTTGCAAATTTCCCCGATTGGCGGGATCAACCTCGGATTTTATCTTATCGTAGTCTAGGAATTTCGCCTCCGGACCGATTACCCAATCTAAGGACATGGAGTTCGCTGACATCCCTTGACTGAAGGAGAGTACGACCAATACGGTGCCATTCCAGAAATGAATGCAATTGCCCCATGCGGTCTGAAGCGGCGGGCGCTTGGGCTTTCCGAAGTTGGCGGACAGGGGTGCCTTGCGGCCAACAAAGAAATGAATGCCCTCGATATAGCCCCATTCGGCGAGAGCGTGAATAATCGCCGGTAGCGTATTACCCCAAGCCTTGGCATAGGATGGAGAGATTAAAGCCCCGGTAGAACCCGGCATGGACCAAACATTCCGGATGATGAAGCGTGCGTCCAAACCCTCGGATTTACCGGTACCACGGCTACACACCCAATACTCGTCGTGGGCGGCGATCGCCATTCCCATGCGTTGCATCTTATTGAAAAACTTGCGTTGCGCCTCTTTCGCTTTACGGGTGAAAGGTTCAGTCATCAGTGCCATAGTCGTCTGTAATGGGTTCAATATCTACGATATCATGATCTTGCTTGAACAATGCCCGGAATGATTTCCTTTCTTCTTCAAGATTAGGGATAGGCTTGAAATCATCTCCCATTAACGTGACATCATCGGATGGCTCAAAGCAGGGTGGTTCCCAAGCGCTTCGATCAATGTCATCGTCTTCTTTATCGGAGCGGGTGTATTTACCGATCTTGTCCGCGTTGGCGGCGATACCTTTGGGGTCTTTGGCTTCCCGGGCGATGCGGATACCTTCCTTGGCGGCCTCGATCACCATGTAACGATACCAGTTCTTGCCGGCTAACTGTACATTTCCTACGAGTCTCCGGATAGCGGCCAGATCACGGTAAGCGGTGGCTTGTGATACGGGCTCACAACTGCCGTCGCAACCGGCCATCAGGAAAGCGATCAGGTCTTTGTCAGCTGTCATGGGGTCTTCCAATAACTTGGAAACACATAACATCCAGCGATCTTTTTGCATAAGCTCCCGGCAGGAGAGAAGGCTTGCCGCTTCTTCATGCCCTTTGAAAAGTACCGTGGCTATCTTGTCGTATGATGTTAGTTCCTTGTTCATTCTTTCTAAATAGGTTATGATAAAGGGGAACAGCCAATACCTTATGGATTGTCTATTCCCCTTCATTATGGAAGCAAGATTTATTTCAAGTTATCCAGTTCCGCCAGCTCACGTTTGTAATAAGCCAAGCGTTGTTCTGATTTTTGCCGGAGGTTAAGCTTTCCGTTTTTCTCATGTTGGGCGATAGAGGTTTCCGTGCGCCGGATATTCTCCCTCAGTCGTTCGATCCGGTTGGCGATCTGCATACCTTTCAGCAATTGATCGGCCGGGAGCTCCTCGGTTTTTTGAACCTCGGTTTTTAACTGGATCTGCTTACCCTCGGCCCAAGCGTCGATCTGGTCCCATAGCTTGGTACGGCGGCTCCAAAGCTCATGCACCTGATCGGCGATCGGCTTGCGTTGCTCCGGAGTAAGGGCCTCGTTCTGCATCTCCGTGAATAAGGCGGCGTACAAGGGGGTGATCTGGCGGACCTCGTCGAAGATCGTACGGATGTTATCCGGAAGGGAGGAGTATGTGGCGATCTTCGCTCCGGGCCGTAACAGGGCGAATTGATCTTGCAGTTCTTGCAACTCTTCCTGCGCTTCCTCCAGCTCGGCTTGCAATTGATCGATCTCTCCGGATTTATCGTCATTGTCTTCCTCCAGCTCGGTGATCTTGTCTTGTAGCTTGAATAGCTCGGATTCTTTCACGAGGATTTCTTTTAAGACTTTATCGCCTTTTTGCTGATCCGCTGTTTTCTCGATCGCCTTTGTTGCCGCGACCGCTGTTTTCAAGAGTATCGAACCCCGTTCGGAGATTGTTATCTGGGGTTGGGCCGACGATAGGCGCGCTACGGTTGTCAACTTATTCACCAATACGGTGAAATGGGAATCGAACTGCGGAACCTCCTTTACCTCGCTAAAGAAAGCGATATACTTCTTTCTCATCTCCTCCGGAGCTAGAGCTTGAAAAAGCGCTAGACCGTCCGCGTATTTACGCTTACGGTCCGCTAACCAGTATTGTAATGTTATCATTTAAGAACCTCCTTCCGGTGGAGTAGGAGCTACCCCGGTGAATAATGCGTCTATATCGATAGGCGTTCCCATGATAATCATAGGGGCGGGGCTATCGGCCTCGAAAGTGAAGGACCAACCTCTTTTGTCGGCCGCCGCCTTGCCGCCGTCGAAAGAGGCGGTAACCGTACAAGGATAGCCGGGCTGTCCGATAAGCTGCTGGCTCTCGTTGTCCTCGATGATCAAATAGCCGGGCGTATTGCAGATCTGCCGGGCGAAAGCGGCGGCTTCCACTTTCTTGCCGGGGTGGAAGAACTCGCCGCTGATCTTGTAACTTTTACAATCTGTCTCGCCTTGAGACTCCGCTTTGTATCCTACAGTTGCCCGTGTCGCGTAAATAGGTGTCGGTTTACCTCCCGACTCTAAAAAGGTAAAAGCTCCTGTCGCCGTCACGAAATCGGCTGTGGCCTTGGCCTCTTTGGGGAGCGTGGGGACGACAGAGACTGAGGTTTCCGGAATAAAGGCGATACGACCTTTATAACCCCCCATATTGTCCGCTCCAGCTGGCCATAAAACAGGGCCAAACGAGGCGCACATCACATAATCCGCCGGAACGTCCGCCCCCATGAAGAGGACGGATAGCACCGCTAGCAGAAACAATACGGACAAAACTTTTCTGAAATCTTTCATCGTTTTATTTATTTACTGGTTTTACGATTTGGTATAAGTACCGGAAGCGGTGAAGTCCTCTCCATCGGCTACCGTGACTTTCACGTCTGCCGGCTTGGTATAACCGGCGATATCCTTGAAGGATACGGTTTGCTCACCTTTGGGTATGCCTAAAAGGGTAGCTCCGCTTCTCATCCATTCGCCGTTCTCGCCCACCTTCCAAGCGGCACCGGCTTCTATGGCCTCGTCGCTCTCGATCGTGACGGTCAGGGCGGCACCGGTTACGTAGTCGCCCGCTAAATCAACGCCCTCATTGGTGAACTCGTTAATCTGGAATACCTTCGGATGGATATCCTGAAAGCGGGTACCGTACCCGGCTTGTAGCCAGAACTGAACCTCGTTCGGGTCCTCGAAGATATCGCGGATCTGGACGAACCGGGTCGCCTTCTTCGTATTCACGCCAAAATCCAGCATTCCGGGACGGATTAAGATCAAGGCCTGTCCTGTTCCGTATGCCTCATGGGTGACAGGTTCCAGTCCCGGGAACTTGGCGTCGTCCTTGACCGCCTTCCAAAACTCCTCGGTGGATGGGCGGGCGAACGCTTTTGTCTTTTGCCGGTAAGCCTCCTTACAGATCAACTCGATCTCGTTGGCATAATACAGGATCGCTTTACGGCGTAAGAAAGGATGTGCCGCACGTAAGAAGTTGACCAGACGATCGTAATCATCTACACCGTCACCACCGCCAAACGTACCGGTACGTACTAGGTTACGATTCGCCATGGTGATATCCTTCGTTGTCTTGAAATGATCGATCCAAGGGAAAAATCCGGTGAAAGAACTCATCGGGCTATACACATTGTCGTTTCTCTCGGCGAAGAAAGCGGAGAAAGTGATATCCTCCGAATGGCTGATGATGTGATTATCCACCACGAATTTCTCCATGGGGTGTTTCTTTACCGTATGGTCCACCTTCTCTCCGGCGTTGGAGAGAATACGTTTTTCCGTATAATTTAAGATGTTATCCTTCAAACGAGAAACGGTAAGTTCCGGTTTGATGGACATCTCTACCAATTTACCGATCTCATCGGGATACTTAATCTCGGCCCCGGCTTTATATGGGCCGGTGTGTCCGGCTTTGCGGCGAGCGTTCACGATCACGTCCTCATTCTCGATCTCGATCACGTTGAGCTTCATGGCCGCGGCGAACTCCTGAAACGTGAAATAGGGAAGGGTACGCAACACGTTATCGTAATCCTTCGCGTAACGATTCAGTTTCTCAATATCTAAAATGCCTTGTTTTGCCATTGTTCTTAGTGTTTAAAAAATCCTGTTTTCTCAGCCTCGGCCATGATAGCGAGGGTATCATCCTCATGCTTATCGGCGAAATCCTTGATATCTCCGGTCTCTGCGGTCGGCTCTTGCTTTACTTTTGCTTCCGGCTTTTTGCCTGCCGGTGTTCCCTTTAGCTCTGCCACGTCTGATTGAAGTTGCTCAATCAGTGTGTCTTTCTCTTTCAACTTTTCTTGGGCGGTCGATAATTGCTCCTGTAAGTCGGAGGTATTACCGGTGCTCTCGATCGAATCGAGCAGCTGATCCACTGTTACGTCTTCCGCTTTCATGTCCGGGTTATCACCCAGTACCTTATTCAGAAGCTTGTCCCAGTTGTCGGCCGCTTGTTTCATCGCATTGTACGAATCATCTTTCAACCACTTCATAAATCACTATGTATTAAAATAATTAAGAACATTCTCGAAAGTATCTATCTCATCGATCATACCGATGTCCATGGCCTCCGGAGCGAAAAACATCTTACCGGTGGCCCATTTACCTTGATCCTCATTGATCACGCCTACCCGGGCGTTAGCGATACTGGAGATGAAATTCTCGTTATACGTATCGCATACTTTTTTTAGCGGTTCCGTATCTCCCTGCAGAGCCTTGTGAAATTCTTGGTTCTTGTCCGTGGATTTGGAGGCATAGATATCGATCAACTTGATTCCCATCTTGGCATAATACTCGCTGGTATCAACGATCGTCATATAGGTACCCACGCTTCCGATCCGGCAGACGTTGGAGTTCGCTACGATCTTGTCGCAACAGGAGGCGATGCCATAGGCGGCGGACGCTACGAAATCATTGCAGAAAGCTACGACAGGTTTGTTTCGGCTGTTAATCGCTTCCTGCATGATCCGGCATCCCATTCCCTCGCCTCCGCCGGAATCGATATTCAAGACGATCGCCTTGATATTATTCTCGTTGTAGCATCGGTTTAGGAGATTCGCCTTGGTAAGCATTCCGGATGGACCGCATTCTTGGTCGTATTTCGTGATCGCCCCGTTGATGTTCATTATGGCTACGGAGTTTTTGGGTGCGTCCTCGGGTGGAGACCATCCTCCATACTCGCTGATCTGGTATGCGCCATTTTTTAGGGAGGCGAAAAGCAAGGCGTTATCCTCGGTCGGCTCTTGTTCGGAAGAAGCGTTCCGGGGTTTCCCGAACATCGTTTCCGGCTTGGTAAGAAAAGATGCGATAAGGGGGAAATAATTCGCCGCGAAGTTTTCCTCGACGAACCATACTCCCCCCAGAATGTTGTGTAGATAAAGCATATCTTCCTTTTTGATGGCAAGGATATACTTATATATATGTATGGTAAAGGACTTCGGTCAATCGATCAGTTGAAGTTGCGGAACCAATTGCTTTCCGGATAACGAGATTTTGTATCCCGAGAAACCGCTAGGATCGCTGGGGTGCAACACCTCGAATTTGCATTTTAGGGGAAAACGATCCGATCCGACCACGAATGTATCCCCACTAAAGTGTTTATACTTAAAGATCGCCGTGAGGTGGTTCAATCGTTCGCATTTTTGCCATAGATCGCCGGTCATATATTGACGGGGTATTTGCAAGGAACCAGATACATTATATAGAGTGCCTGATTCACTTTCTTGTGGCTCAACCTTGATAGAGGTTCCATATCTTCCCGGGTGAAGGTTGATCCAGTCTCCGGACTTGAGTCCAACTTTTACTTTGTCTGCCTCTTGAGACACGCTCGCTATTTGCCTCGAGAAAGCGAACCACGCATCGGAGATGCCTCCCATATTGTCTGCCATAACCTTAGTTTTTATTTGTTTATCAATAATATCTGATCGTAATGGATACACTTGGAATTTTATTCCTCCCAAAAGGGACAAATCGATACGCTTGGTCGGAGTGAAAAACACTCGTATTTAACTTTTATTGTACGAACGTTTCTCTTTTTGCTTCCTAGTTCGGTCCCTCCAGCGATAGTAGTTCTTTTTTAGAGCATCCTCGCTGATCCCGTTGATATCGAATTTGCGCATAAAGGAAAAAATACTTTCGATATACTGTATCCCATACATATGCTTGTTATAATCTATCCATTCGTGCAGCTCGGCCCAGAACATCAACTCTATCCGTCGCTCAAGGATTCGCTGCGAGCGTTCGCTAAGATAGTTGTAGTAAGCCGGATCTTTTCCACATCGTCTGTCCGGCAAAGCTATTTCCAGCGTTCCTTGCTCCAAAGGGCAGGAGGCCGGGCGCTTGGATGTCAGATCAAACAGGGTATGATACAAATCTGTCTTGTCCGGAAGGGTTATCACTCCTTCCCGGCAATCATTGAATTTTCCACGCATGTACTCCTCCAAATGCTTTTTTATGCTTATCTTTACTGTCACCATATCGATTTTCTCTCTTCTTATAGGCTTTTTTACTCTATTTTCCCTATGTGTATGTGTTATATTTTGCGACCAACACGTCAACAGACCAACAGGAAATATAAAATATGATGCTAATTTACTATATTTCAATGATATAATCGGTAAAATACTAAGAAACATGCGACCAACCAAAAATAGTGGTTGTTGGTCACCCCTACCAACCGTCAACAGTGCTTCATTTTTCCCCGAATTTAGAATTATTGCCAACAGTGACCAACAAAAAGAAAACGATGACCAACAGGAAACAACAGCCTACTTCTATTTAATTAATATATATATTATTGATTATTATATATTTATCTTATATCTGTTTTGAAATGTTTCATCTTTTGTTGGTCTGTTGGTCTGTTGACCACTTTTTCTATCCTTTATAGGGTTTCAAAACACGCAAAACTTGCTTATTTCTTTTTTTAATTTCAGGGGGTCCGGGGGAAATAGATGAATAAAGATAGAACCGGCTTCCCGGATGTGCTTGTTGTCCATGGCCTCCAATAGCCAAGCTATATCCTAGAAAGTCGGTTCTATGCGATTTTAAAATACTATCAGTCGTTAAAAGCGGAATCCCGGCTCAGTCTCCGGAGTCTGATCGTAGTTTTGTACGTCTCTTTCGAAATCGACATCGAGCAAGTCTCTGAGAATATCGTAATTGAAACAAACTGCCGAGGTATTACTCTCTTTGTTCACCATAATACGTTTCATGCTGTTATCTATGGTGGGTTCTCCCGCCGGGTTTGCTAGAATGTCTCCTTTTGGGACTTCTTTCACCTCTTGCCATCGATAACGAGTGGAACGTACTTTGCCAATATAGGCCTCGTTACTTTCGAAATAGGTATTTAAGGATTGAAGAGAGAACGCCTCACCTTTTAGCTGTTGGGTATACATAGGATAGATATTTGTCATGTTTAGATATAAAACACGGGTATCTATGGGCTCTAGGTTTTTTATTTCCGTATCCCGGCCTTGTTTCTTAATTGTTACCTTTCCCGGTACCTCGATCTTATAGTCTCTACCTTGAACTAGGCTTCCTGTATCGATCAAGAAGTTGAGTATACTGAAGAAGTTGAACATCTTATTTGAGGAACTAATCGATTCTACTTGTTTGATCACTTTCGCTATTGCGATTTCGAAGAACTGTTCTGCGGTAAAAGGTAGTTGCAATGAGGTATGTTCTTCCACTATACGACAAACGGAAACGAACATTGATACCGTCTCGAGTATACGAGAGAGGCCATCCGTGTTTTTAACGGATACCCGTACCTCGTCTTTCAAGGATTTAAAGACCTCGTCGTATACTTTCTTATAATGTTGCAAGATGCTATTTCTGCACGCCAATATCTCAAGGAGGACGCTATGTAGTCCGGATTCCTCGTATCCTTTCAACTCATTGAAGATTTCTTCTTCCAATTCAGACCGATCGTCACGTTTCGGTACCTCGCAAATGATACATCGATTTGCGAGAGAGTTGTCATCCTGTTGGGGGCTTTCTTGGCCCATGATAACAAGAGCTGCGTTCACTTGGCTACTATCGATCTCCTTACTTACCGCATCCTTACGTTTCTGCTTGCCTTCTCCATCATATACAGCGGATTTCAAGGCTTGGAAAATCACAGGGTTTATTTGCGTGTCGTTATACTCTTCGAGCATGATCGGGATATTCCGGTATCTCTCCAGCCAAGAGAACAAAGCGGCGGGGGTTCCGGAGTTTAGGTTGAATGCTGGTGCGTCCGGAGACATCGATAGAGAGCGGATGGAATAACCAATTTGTGATTTTCCGGAACCCGTCGGACCGATAAAGAATAAAGCCGTAAAGGTTCTCCTGACATTGTATATATCGCTACGGAAGGCACTCATGATCGAATATATGATCGCCCACATACCGTTATTGTTTAGCTTGTATACCTCGTTCATCAGTGAGGCCCACTTTTGGAAATTGATAGAACATCCCGCTTTGGGTTCCCGGTACTTGATGAAGCGATCCAGATAGTAGCGATCGCTATCCCGGCGCTCAGATGCGTAAATTTTAGAGAAAGCCGGGATATAATAGTATTGTTTATTGTGTTCCACTAATCCCAAATCTGATACGTATTGGAGTTGTTGTTTTCCATCGATATCATGGACTATAGCGTTACTGAAAGCGAAGAATCCTTCATCATACCAGCCAAACATACGAAGCTCAAAACACTTCTTGAACTTGCCCGCCCAACTATCCATGATCAAATCGAGATGGTTTTGTGTCCCATTGGAGAAATTGATATCACCTTCTTCCCATAAGTGTTTTTTAAAGGATGGGAGTGTGAGCATCTCTGCGCTGATCCACTCCATATAAATCGGATAGGGATAGTTTGCTTGAGTGAGTTCTACGATACGTTTGTTGGCTTGGCTTTCTTTATCGTAAACATGTAATAGTGGCTCAATATAGAAGTTTCCTACTCTCATAAACGATTTTTTACCATTAGCGAATATATATGCTAATTTTCTTCCATTCTTATCGAGATATGGGAAAAACTGATAGGCACGCCATAACCGGTTAATCGCTGGATCAGAGTCTACATAATCCGGGAGTCGGCTAGGATCGAACATGAGTGAGGCTCCATCTACTTGGAGTGCGTCTGAATTAAACCGGGCCTCTGATTTACGGATATCGAGATATGGTTTCAAGACATGTTCCAGAGCTGTTTTGGTGACCCCTAACATCCGGGCATAATCTGTAGTTTGGAAAGCCCGGGTGGTAGCATCCGCGTAGGATATCACTTCAGAGCATCTTTCTAAGGCTATTTTCTTTATATTCTCGGGAGATTCCCGGAATGTACTGTATAATCCGATATAGTATTCATTGAATCCAATCTCTTTCTCTGTGTCTACGAGTTTATAACGTTCTTCACCTTTCTCGTCTACATAACTTTCCCGCTCTCTTTTATATTTGCTCATGGAGACCGTGAAGCCGGTTCTTGTCAAGGAACGTAGAAATGAGAGCTCTTCCGGTTCGATCATGTTTTCTTTTACCTCGAATTTATCCCTGCAACGGATGATGGGAGATAGCCGGCGAAGCTCTTGGACCTCGGACACACCCGGGATACCTGTTATAAGGATGACCGGACAAACTCCCCATCCCTCGGAGAAACGATTGATAGACCAAGTAAGGGTGACTTGTTTGTTCCCGGTTTTTACAAGTTCCTCCGCTTCTTCCACGCCGGTCAATCCCGGTTGGGTAGGTTGGGCTAGCACGCTTTTCTTACCTACGGCTTGTAGCTCGGCAACTAGATTTGTTATCAATTCCCCATCTGCGTTAAATCGTTCGGCGAGGGATACGATATACGCTTGCCTTTGTAATTTATCCGGTACGACGGAGATACTTTGGGCGATAATCCGGAGAACCTCTGTTTTCCGGATCGGATCATCCATCTCGCTTTCGAATGCTTTATAAATAAAGGAGATGAAGTCGGTCTCCTGCTTTTTCAAGAATTTGGCTAGTTTCTCAGTCCCCATCTTGCGGGCGAAACTGTCCGGATCTTCTCCTTCCGGAAGAAGAACGGCACGGACGTTCATGCCCTCGGCCAGCATGATATCCATGTTCCGGACGGAGGCTTTCATGCCGGCTGCGTCTCCATCATAAACAGCGGTGACGTTTCGGGTAAATTTCTTGATGATCCGGACTTGATCTAGTGTAAGGGCGGTACCGCTACCGCAGACCGTATTGGGATAACCGGATTGAACGAAAGAGAGTACATCAAATTGACCTTCCACCAAATAGCATTTATCGGATTTCGATATCTCTTGGCGAGCTTGGTATATACCGAATAACGTCTTTCCCTTATGAAAAAGGGGAGTCTCCGGAGAGTTTAGATATTTACATTGGGTATCCTTATCCAAGGAACGGCCCGTGAAACCGATCACTAGTCCTGATAAGGAATAAAACGGGAATGTGATCCTATTTACAAATCGATCGAAGATCTTTCCGTTCTCTTTCCTTGTAATCAAACCGGCCTTCTCCATAGCCGCCATGTCATAACCTTTTTGAGAGCCTAACTCGGTCAATGCGGTAAACATGGATGAAGAGTACCCCGCTCCATATTTAGACAGGATATTCGGGGTGATTCCTCGTGTTTCCAGATATTCAGCGGCCTCTTTCTTCTTGAGGAAAGCCGTAAACGTTTCTTGGGCGAATGTGAGGCAGATTTGTAGGGCCTCCCGCTCTTTCGTTTTCTTCCGTTCATCGTCGGTTAGTTCCCGTTCGGGTACTGTTATGTTGTATTTCGAGGCGACTAGCTTTACCGCCTCGAAGAAAGATATCCCTTCGTGCTCTTTTACGAAGGTTATCACGTTCCCGCCTTTACCACATCCAAAACATTTCCAGATATTCTTAGCGGGGGATACGACTAGGCTTGCGTCCTTGTCCCCATGGAATGGGCAAACTCCCTTGTAATTTACTCCAGCTTTTTTTAGCTTAACATAATCACCTATCACGTCTACTATATTGGCCGTGTTGATGATATTATCGATCACGTCTTGAGGTATCATATTTCATCTTCTTTATTGTCGTTAAATAAATATAGTTGTCGGGCTTCGAAGGCCTCTTGTAAGGATACGCCTAGAGTTGTGGCTAGACGTAAATACTCTTGATCTGTGGGGCTTTCCTCCCCCCGGTATAATTTCCAAAACCGTACTTGGTTGATATTTACCGCATGCAAGAAAGTTGTTGTTACATTGAAATATTCCGGATTGATTAATTTAATCCGGAACAATTCTAGCACAAGGTTCCGTTTTACGGAAGGACGGTAAACGATATGGTTCCTATGGATATATAGTTTAACGGCTAACTCGGTCTTTCCTAGAATCTTCCCTATTTCCTTGAGAGTTATCTTCCCCAGATTCTCCTTCAATATTTTTTCTTGGCTTTCTGACCAGCGTTGTCTTTTCATGTCGTCTTATGAATTTATAATCTTGACTAAAATCATAGTCATAGTTTCCTTCTTGAATGAACATACAGACTATTTTTATAAAGAGTTCTCTGTTTTCCTCCTTAACCGTAGCCTCGAGAGAGAATGAACAATCTACTTTCATATTTAGAAGTTCATTATATACGCTGTTCACATACTCCCGGAATTGATCTACTCCCATTTTCTCTTTATAGATGGCGATCCAGTTCCAATCTGTCATTCGATACCGGGCGTAACTATCCATCGATTACCTCAATATTGTCAAAATCTGCGGTGTCAAAATCCAATGGTTCTCCAAAAAGAGGATTATCGGAGGTGACGCACGCTCCCGGAACATATAGGTTTAGTTCCAGCCATTTCAAAAAATCCTCCCGGTCGCAATTAACGGGAGGGCATTCTACTTCGTATATGATTCTAGCTTTCATTGTATATTCTTTTCTAATTGTCTTTTCATATCCATTACGATCCTATCGACACTTGATCTTTGATCGATAGGCTTCGTCGCCAAGTAAGTACATAAGCAATCATCTAGGATGACAGCTTCTTCCTGTGAGATATCCTGAATGATGATCTTGCCGTTTGAATCCGTTTCGATATACATGATCATTCCTCCTTCCTCTGTGCCCATATGTTGTCCATCTTGGCTAACTTATTTTGCATGTAGCTGCGAAGTAAAGTGGAACATTCTTCTGTATAGTCCGCAAATTTGCAAGCGAACTGGTATTCACATGTCCGATCAACATCACGAACGAATTTGCCGGCATGATTGATTATGGCTTTTATGTGCATCTTATCGGACTGGATAAATTGCTCGTCCTGCATTAATAGCTCTTGGATTTCCATAGCGGAGTTCTCTAGGATATCTGCCGCTATGAACATCATCCAAATCGGTAAAGCGTACTCCTGCGGAGTAGTATGCGCCAACTTTTTTCTTTTGGCGGTGGCTACAGCCATCGCTAAATAATTCTTGTCATTCATCTTTTTTCTTTCCTCCTAAAATTTCCATGGCATGATTACACATCTTGATGGCCAGATATTGGAATAGCTTGGGAGATTTGTTTTTTGCGGGAGGTAAAAAATCCACATTCAATTTAACCACATCCCCATGTTGCGTGATGGTAATCACTGCCTTTGCTTGCTTGATTGCCTTGTAGGTCTTTTTATTCAGTCGTTTCATATTTTATTATATTAGATCCATTCTCTATTATCCCAGCAGGGATCAGATAATCTTTGTTCGCCTAACTCCATATCGGATAAGCGTTCCTCTAGGGAGACAATGTCCTTAATCAGTACATCACGTGGAGCTGCACCTTTAAACTTACCTACGATACCAGCTTCTTCCAATTGGTTTACTATCCTTCCTGCACGATTATACCCGATTCTGAACTTGCGCTGTATTAATGACGTGTTAGACATTTGTCTTTGAACTACTAAAATTGCAGCAGCTTGGAAATAGTTATCATATTCAGTCATTTCTTTATACGGTTGACCTATACACCATAAGATTCAATTATTCTTATTTAAGTAGTTAGTTTCTTGACTTCCGACATTATGTAGTCGAAGTGCTCTCTAAATTCTTTGGTATGAGTAAACACAGGAGAATCTATATCAGACAAATTCATATTTACAATATCGCTCATACACTTTACATGCTCGGAATGAGCCTTATTATAACCGCTCCTATAAGCATCCATAACCAACCTTCTGACATCCATCCGGTCTATTGATTCAGGTTGCGGATCACACACCCTTTTTGAATGTTCAATCGCCAGCACTGTAACTTTTTTCTTTTTCATGTTCATATCTTGTTAGTTTTACGTTAATCTCCTATGATCTGTCTAATCGCATATGTTTGCCTTCCTTTGAAATCAGAGAAATCAATCAAGGATTGTTTACGATAAAGGGTAAGGGCTACTTTCCGGAATCTTTCATAATTACGCCGGTCAATAGGTTTAAGCTTCCATTTATTCATATCTTCCTTTAGTTTTTTGCGAGTATGGGCAAAATGGCCTATACAGCTATTTTTCCCAAATTCATGCTTAAAATCATAGCAATGGAAATGATCATCCTTTGACAGAAAGATTCTTAGTTTTTCCAATCTGGTAAAACTTAATCTCTCCACACCTTGCATGGATGTCTCTTTTTCTTCCAGCCAAGCTTCAATTACAAGGTCGTAGAAACCTTGGGAGTATTCTCTTTTGTAGAAATAATGTATTTTCATGCACTTTTATTTTAGATTATTATAGAGAGTTTATTAGACTTGAATGTTTGCTATTGGTCTTCCGGAGGAAGGACTTCCTGTACTCCTCAGGATCAGCGGTGCTGGGAATGAGAATAACCGTTCGACAATCTATCCGAAGAGGAATCTTTCCTTCATCGTTACCGTTTGGTACGATAGGGGTTGGATTCTTTCCCATATCAGCCTTCGGTTTAATCACGGGAGGAGGAAGTTGTTTTTTCAATCCAAGTTCCTTTACTAGCGCATACACCTTTTCCGGGCGTATGCCCAACATCTTGGCCATAAATTGGCCGGTCAGTTTTTTGTAATTGGTACGAATGTACTCCTTTTGTTCTTCTAATGTTGCCATAGTATTGATTTATTTTAAGTTATGTGTATGCCAGTAGTCTACCAGATCAGCGATTGTCCGTGTAGAGTTTTTTTCGTGTATATTCCGGATTCAATGAAAGCCAAGGCTTTCTCCACAGATACTTTTGAAATTTCTTTTGTGTTCATGATTTTACCAGATAAATGTTGTTTGACATATCGTTTCTAAAAGTTTTCTTTCCAGAAGAGAGTAGTTTTCTCTAGTCAACTTTGAGTAGAATGTAGGGTATGAAATACCGCTTCCTTCCAAAAAATTGTTTCTAACCTCTTTTTTCATTTCTTCATCCAAAGACTGGTAATAGTCTTTAAATGTCATTTTTTCAATCTTTTCTGCATTTTCCATACGTAAAACATATTTTAGTGTTATATTTATAATGCAAACGTAAACTAAACTTTGATATTGCACAAAGTTTTGTGTGATATTTGTCACATGATTATATATGTTTAACAATGTTTACAAATAATACTTGAATGTTTATACCAAGTAAAATAGAACAGCTTATTATTGATAACAAATTGACAAAGAAGTCTTTTTGTGAAAAAGTATCCATATCTGTACAAGGATTGGACAATATTTTGAAAGGAGCAGATCTTGGTTCAAGTAAACTTGAACGAATAGCAGATTTTTTCAAACTACCCATTGATTACTTTTTCGATAGAGACATAAATGTAGATAACTCAATCGGTCATCATGTAAATGGAAATGGGAATAAGGTTTCTGGAGATATTACTCTAAGTGAATGTAAAAATGAACTTGAGAAGCTCAGATTACTCATTAAGGAGAAGGAAGAGCGTATAAAAGATAAAGATGAAATGATTGCACTTTTAAAACAACAACTAAATAAATAGTATTATGGAAAACAAAAAGCTTATTCACAGTAATGAGTATCACTTGCTAAGGCAATCAGATATCCAAAAAGAAATGAAACAGGTCGTGGAAAACTTGCACATGGCTGCTGGATCTGTAGGGGGATTTGATCTCTATAAAGTCGTACAGACTTACATGCTTGATCTAGAAAAACGGCATGCAATTAATGAGCTTCTTCATATTCCGGAAGATGCTTCTTTTTATTATGAGAAGTAA